ATGCTTCGCAAATAGCCCTTAATAGATCTTTGCTAATTCTATATTCATGAGTTATTTGCTCTAAAGCAGGCATAATCAAATGTTGAACAATTCTTGAAACTTCTAATTTAAATAATTCGTATATTTTATCTTCTAATGCTTCTTCATTAATTGAACCGTCCAATGGTCCAAATTTGTGAGCTGCAGTAGTTCTAGCTAAAACACGCCCCCCTCGATCTAAAAGTTTTATTGGTGATGAACCTGAAAAAAATGCTTGTTGTAAAGATTGTTTTGCAATATTTTCAATTTCTTCATATTTAGGACCTTTGTATAAATTTACAAAAGAAAATAAAGCATTAATTGGCGCACTCTTTTCACTAACATAGTTTTTGGCCTCTAACTCAATATCTGAGAAATCTGCCTTTGGATATGGAATTCGAACCATATAAGCTAAGGAGTCTTTACCAGCTTGGGCTATTTTTCTCTGAATATCGTCTATTTTATCTTCTATTCCTAATTTTTTTCGATTCTCGTTTGGAATTGCTCTATAAGCAAGTAATGCTCTTTCATATGATTCATGAGCTTGCATTGGGGTTGGAAAAGCTTCAGCTTCCAATTCAAAACATTCTGCAATGGCTAATAGTGAATTAGCCCAGCTCTCTTCATTTTTAACCTGATAATATTTCTTAACTGCCAAATCATAGAATTGTCTCGCTAACCCATAACTATGTTTACCTTTCAAACATTCCCCATGAGTAAAAAATAATTCTGCAAGCAGCTCTCTATAATCGTTATCTATCCCAGTTCTATTAAACATTCGCCCGATTGTAAGGCTTAAAAAATGATTTTCAGGATTTGATATATCTCTTTTAAGAGCATCAAACATCTCTGCCTTAATCTTATCTAAACGGGAATTATCTCTTAATTGCAAACTTAACGTTATCGCTCGGTCCCAACCTATATCAGTACTATCATTCCAATGCTGATCTATGGGTAATTCTATATAAGCATCAATTGCTTTACGGGCATGAAGATGATTTTTAGGTTTATTATAAACCCATAGCAAATCCGCTAATCTTGACTTTAGCAAGGGGTGTTTAACATCATCTAAAATTGACTCTAAAAATATAAAGTCTTCATCTAGCATATGGGCTGGCCTAAAAGCCGCTAATTGTTCCCTTAAACTCTCTGATGCATGCTTATATGGATCGTGCTGTCTTTCAGGAATAAGAGATAGAGATGCAATATATGAAAGAAATAAAAGAACTTCATAATGTTCAACCTTTCCCGATACCTGCATATCTGTTGCAGCTTGATGAAGGCTCAAGCAAAGTGATATGTAGTTGTAGTTTTTATATTTTTCAAAATCATAAGTCCAATTACAATCTAAAAATATTTCACGTTTTGAAGTTGAGTCTGTAGTCATCGTTATCTCTTTTTTAGGTTCCAAACAATTCAATTACTCTTTTAAATCTCAAAATATTATAAATATTTATAAAGACTTATGTGATTTTCAAACAATTATTCTTATTAAGAACTCAATTTTTGTTAAAAATACATTTAATGCATTTTTAACTATACATTTTATACATTAATGCATAATATATACATTAAAGTATTCAGTAGAATTATTTTTTATTTAACTTTAATAGGGGAAGTCATTGAAAATTAAAAAATTGCACGTTGATTTTTCTGGACTACGGGAATTTAAAGACGCCGTTGCCATTGAAAATGAGTATTTGGAATTGCTTCATGAAGCTGGCCGCCTAGACGATGAATATATCTCTGCAGCTATTCAGCTATATTCAGACGAAAAGGCTAGTAAGGATAAAGAAAGCTTAAAAAAAGGCTTTACTTCAACAATCAGCGTTTTTATTAATGAAGAGTTTTATAACGACTACACACTACATGCTGAAGTATGCGTAGTACATGCTGCCTCACCGATTGTTGAGGTTACGCAGTGAAAGCCATCATTCTTGATACCGAAACGCATAAACTGAACGGCTTGCCAATCGAAATTGCATATATGCCTTGCGTTATAGTTGACCGTAAGGTTAAAGCCGAAAAAGAACAGATCTTTCAAAAATACTATTCTTGTGGTGAACCTATCGAGCTAGGTGCTATGGCAGTTCATCACATTTTAGAATCGGAAATAGAAGGGCAACCACACTGCAGCACTTTTAAACTGCCACCTGAAACGATTTATATGATCGGCCATAACATTGATTATGATATTAAAAGTTTAAATCGTGCAGGCACAGATACCAAGCAAATCAAAGCAATTTGCACATTAGCATTAGCCCGCAAATTGTGGCCCGATCTAGACTCTCACACGCTTAGCGCATTGTCGTATTACTTTGCTAAGGACAAAGAAAAGATTCGTAATTATATCCGTGGGGCTCATTCAGCCGCCGTCGATATTATGCTTACAGCTGGTGTACTAAATCAGATTATCCAAAAGTTAGCCGTAAAAGATTTAAATAGCTTTGTGATTACAGCTGAAGCCATTCAAACCCCTTCAATTATGTCTTTTGGCAAACATAAAGGTGTTCCAATAGTAGAGCTACCCAAGGATTACGTGCATTACATGCTTGGTCGTAACGATCTTGATCAGTTCATTAGAAAAGCTTTAGAGCAGGTGGCGTGATGGGTTTTACATATAGCTCTAAAAGTCGTGTTTTAACGATAAATAGTAAAAAAGCTACACCGTGGATCTTTCAGGATGTTTCTTTGCATGAAGTGGAAAGATATTGCGCCCACGTACGTTTTAAAGAATCTCAATACCGGTATTAATCAATGACAAATAAACTAGAAGCTAACTTAAAGCTAATTGAATGTTTCACTCTTACTAAAATGTTAAATGGTCAAGAGTGGATGAAAGTCATGATTGAGCCGAATGACGCCACTGTAAAAGATGGTAGTACAGGAGGCGGTAATTTTACGGTCATTCTGCCTAATCATGTTGGTACTACGTATTATTCCAACGGCGATAACACCACTTTAAAAGCGTTTCTAGCTGACACTAATACAAGCAGTATAGTTACCCGATTATTTGGGAGTTATGGCACCACGAATGTTGAAAACGGTGAAGAATTAATAGAATGGGCTTATTCAAATAATCGTGAATTGATTTTTGAAGCGAGACAGTCGGGCGAAATTTCTAAAAATGAGCTGCGTCTTGTTTTTGATGAACTAAAGGAAGTTGGCGAGTTTGATGATCCCAATGTTGCATGTAAGGACTTAACCACTGAGACAAATGAAATCCTAAATAGAATGTTTGGGGAGGATTTTTGGTGGTCTTCAATTAGCCCTGAAAAACCATGTGAAGCATATAAATATCAATACAAGATGATTGCCGCATTCCAACAATTTTTAAAAGGGCAAATGAATGAAAAAGTATAATTTGTCTGTGACGACTGAAGAAGTTATTAACTTTTATGACCGTGAACTTTTTATACCGATAACTGTAACCCTGATGCCTACAGGTGAGAAAAGCGGAAAAGTTCTTTTTAATATTGATGATGATTATCTAGGTTCATACTCTTGGGCAAATATGGGTATGCCTTTGAAAGAATTTCTAGCGACCGCAACACCTTCATATTTAGTCGAAAAGCTATTTAAAAAGCCGTATCAAGTTGATGATACAGACCTCGAAAGTTTTTTAAAGTTCATATATCGAGAATATCGGGATCGTATTAAAGAACTATTGTTCAGTGATGAAGATGAGGACTCGAACTTTCACGATATCCTACGTTATGCCTATGATGCGGTAATAAATAACGAGCATTGTTTAGGCATGGACTTCATCTATCACAATGAATCTACATATGAATTTTTCGAAAAATTATTTGGTTCAAATTGGTATGAAGGTTCAGTTTTCCAGAAAAAAATTAACCCCGAGTTTATTCAGCTTGAGGAATATATAAAGGCTTTTCAAAAGGCCATGAAAGAAACATTTTATTGCACTAATGGGGAAACTAATGTCTGAAGTTATATTGCCAACGGATCAAATCTCAGCGAATCCTGTTCAAACTACAATTTGGGTATCAAGAAGCGGTAAATCATATTTAGATGAGTCTTTAGCTCGCTATGATGGTTCTACACACCGTAAATGCCACCGCGGTCATACCATTCCTAAAAAGAACCCATGTGAAGAATGTCAGGTTATAAACCAGCGTGAAAATTATGAGAAGTTCCCTAAGCGCGTATGGGAAGGGGAGCATATTTATTCAATTGCAGCAGATAAATGGTTTTTTTCTGAAAGTCGCCAAGCTTTACTTGATTACATGGAGGAAATGCAGCAAAACGAAAGGGATTTAATGCTTGTCTTTGTAACACCTCAATATGCTGATCAAATCAAACCTGAAGACATTTACGATGAACATTTACCTGATGGCATTGATCTTCCAGAAGAGATTCAAAAGGCTTTTAATGAGCTAAACGAAAAAATCAAAAACCGTATAACGCCTCTTTGCTATTACCCAGCTGATGAAGCGGTAATTTTTCCTTGGTAAACCATTATTTTTAAATTAGGAACATCATAGCAATGGCTAAAACAGAAAACATCGAACAGGGCTTAAATTCAATTTTTGGGGCATTATTGGAACATCAGAGCCTAGAGGCCCAAACCCATCCACTATTTAAACTACTAAACGGTAAACCTGAACTATTTGAATCACCAACTACTTTCAAGTTCATGTTCTTATATAAGATGAATAACGCGATTGAGGAAGCAGTTAAAACTGTAAAAGGGGTTAAGGAAGAATATACAGATATATTTCTCGACTTTCAGTTTTACGAAGATCATATAGAAAAACTATGCACCCTCTTTGAAGGCGGTTCATGCTGCGCTGATAAATCTAAGGTCATTGTTGAACGTTATTTAAATTACTTGCGAACAGGTGATAAGGGTAAATGGGAAGCTGGCGAAGAAGTTTACATAGAAAGGTTAAAAGAGAATATTTCTTGCTATTGGTTGCCGAAATTTGGAACACAAGATGATTGGTTTAATTTATTAAATGCACTTTGGTTTTTTAAATATGGTAATCCTGAAAAGTACTTAAAGGCTTATAAAACACTTATAGTTGCTGGTAGCAATAGAAATAAATAAGACCATGCAGAATGGTGAAAGTGTCACCTTTAGGGTGGCACTTTTCGACTAAACATGAATTAGCTAATAATATCTAATTCCTTATCCCAATACTGAATCACTTCATTTATTGAGGCATGTAAATCTCTATATGAGATTTGTTTACCCTTAAAATCTTGAACTTTATCGAATTTGATGAATACATAATTTGATTCGCCAAACATAGACTGCCCAAAAGGTGCTGCAAACACTCCTTCATTCTTTTCAGCTCTAATTTGATCTGCTTTTGATAAAGTTCTAGGAATATCTTTAGGATTATTGGTCAATATTCCATGTTTACTGGCATTACAAGCATCTCTAATAAAAACACCATCGGGACAGACTTCTTTCATTTGATCCAATACTTTATTAGGTGAAGGTTCTCCATTTTTATTATTTAAGCCTATTTGGACGGCCCTATAATCCCTTACATGATCAAGAACAATAGCTGCTAATCTACCTTTTCTTAAATCTGCTTTATCTTTTAAAAACTCGTTGACTGTTGGTTTAACAATAGTTAAATAATAATCATAAATATATTCTTTTTCGATCATTTTTGCTTATGCCTTCTAATGTTAGGATCTAGTATCTTTTATTTCATAAAACTTAATCAAACAATTTTTATATTGTGAATAATAATTGATAAATATAAAAGAATTTATGGCTGTTTTTCTTTAATTAATAGACTCTTAAAAACAATTATTATTTAATACGCCCCGCAACACTATCACTATTACTTTCTAATAATTTTATCGGGGAAAATAATGCGTAAATTTATCGTTATGGTTTTTACTTTATTCATTGGAACATCTGTTTATGCACTGGCACCTAAAAATGGGGAAGAACCAACATACTGCGAGCAAGTAGTAGCACTATATGGCTTTTTGCGCCGTGCAGAATATGATTGTAATTATCGCTATCATTCCAAAGAACTCATGCAAGATGTCAAAAAATGTGAAGTACATGAGCTAGGTGATGAATACACTAAAGAGGTTTTAAAATTTGGAATTAGTCAGTTCGAAGAACGCGAGACTGAAACACCAAAAGCTCAATTATGCAAAGAAATTTTAAAAGACTTTCCTAATTACGTTAAAAAATAAGATGGAATCTGAATAAAAACCTCAGTTTTTAAGTCGATAAGATGAGTTTAATTACTCATTTTATCGGTGCATCATGGCCTATAATCCACCAGTTGAACCTGAAAACACACCCAAAGATTCAACCCAATATAAAAATTCATCTAATTTTGGATCTATCAATAATCATCTTTTAGTTCGGATCCGTCGATGTGATGATAAAGGTAACTTAATCGAAGGTGAAACCGACCAAGTTACAGCTTTGGGCTTGGAAGGCGATTTAGGTATAGATAATCAATATACTTCACCCTTTGAAAACTCTAATCCTGAGCAAAAACTTCCCACACTGTTAGCACAACTTCAATCAGGTAATTGGGCCGAAACTTTTGACATTATTTTCGGAACGGCTGGTAGTGATTCAATTGATTCAACACAAGAAAAATTAAGATCACTCAAAGGCCATACGAGCTTAACTAAAGAAAACTCTACTCAAATTTTTACCTCAACTAATCCTGTAAGCATGCCGTTCTCGTTATATTTTGAGACATGGGAAAATGCAAAAACTGAAGTTGAAGATCAGTTAGATCTATTAAAAATGTGGTCTTTACCAGAAGAATTAAGCGACCAGTCTCTTTTAGCAAGTTTTGTACAAGAAAAAACTCTTGAATCACTATTTCCTTCAAAAGTACCGCCGTTCGTTGCTGTTTACTACGGTGGCAAAAGATATGCACCACTACTTATTCAGACCTATTCAGAATCTTTAACCATGCCCAAGGATTCTGAAGGGAATCGAATGTTTGTCACGATACCTGTCAATTTCCTGAGCCGAGAAGCTTGGGATAAAAACAATATTTCAAAACTTTATTTGGGGTAACTTATGAGCTTCATGCAAGAGTCTATTGCGAATCGCAACTATAAATTTAATCACTTAAAAAATAGTGTCATTCAAGATATGGCAAAACTCAAATCAACGCACTTCGAAGCTATGCTTACTCGGGGTTTGGGTGCAATCATAGGCTCAGACGTTAATGCCCGTGCTCTAACAACTCAAGAGCGTTACGCAATCCTTCTAACCTACTTAGATGCTATTGAAGATAAAAACATTGATGAGTCGATCGATATTAAGCAATTCCTTCATTCTGATCTGAGTATTTTTAAACGAGATCCGATTGAAGGCGATAATATTCAAGTTAGACATTTAACAGGTATTGAAGCAGAGGCTTTAGAAATTGGCTGTGAAAATTCAGCTGATTGGATCTTAGGAGCCATGAGCATGCAAATTGGTTGCGAAGAACTTCCACCAATCCGACCAGATCTATTAAAAGATGTCGGCAATACAGGCAAGATGATCAAAAACCGAATAGATATATTAAACGAACTAGATCAGCCTGTTTTAAACGAATTAATTTACAAATTTCGCAATTTAGAAGAGCAGCTGCAAACTCTTGTAAATATCAGTTATTACAAAGGAATTGTATTAAACAAGATTAATGGGGGTACAGATGATGCACCCGTTCGATTTCGCATTAATTCTGCAATCACGGGACCAGCAAAACGGCTTTTTGAAATCATGGTGGAGGAAAATACAACAGTTTAGTATTGATAGTAATATCAAGTTAGATGCTGTTTTAGATCTGCCTTTTAACTTTATTGATGAATATTATGCGTCAGAGGCGTGGAAGGTTAAAAAAGAGGAAGATAAGAAGAATGCTCAAATGAACGCTGAATTAATTCGACTTTTAACGAATTACAGATAAGCGAGCTAATAATGAGCGACAATTTAAAACTAATCAGTGCATTGCTTTGGCGCATCGTCTGGTTGTTTCTCCCTTGTACTGAGGCTGCTTTTGCAGCCTTCAACAAGGACACTAAAACAGCTTCATTGCTAACAAATGAAGTACTTCGAGAATCTACCGCAAGTCACAGTGATTTTATTCTGACTGTGGCTTGCGTGATTGTATTGATCTTAGGCACAACAATCGGTTACTTCTTTCCTACGCCACAATACGGCGCTAAGCCAATACCTAAGCCAATAAAATTACTAATCTCTATCACATGTGGCTTTATTGCATTCGTGTATTACATCCATTCAGAGAATGAAATTACAACTGGTGTAATTTTTTGGGTAGCTGGCGTTTCTTTCGTTTCACCTGCAATTATTCATTTATTCCACGCTGCTATGATCAAAAAAGCAGAAGAGAAAACAGGTGTGACTAAAGAAGATCTAGAAAGAATTAAAAAAACCTTTCGTGATGAGGCTTAATCATGGACTTTTTCACCTTTAAAAATATTATTTGTTTAACGGTAATCCTCATCACAGGTATATGTACTTTTTTACCCGACCATATTTTATATACGGCCAGCTGTAAAAGAAGTTGGATCATTGTTTTAACAATCCTTTCATCATGTAGCTTCATCGCAAATAAAAATCTACTTGGAACTTTCATATTTTTCGTTCTTCTGGTTGGGTTATTTATTCACTTCCTAGCTGTTTATTTTAAAAAATTGGAAGGATGCGACTTATGAACGCAAATAAAGAGCAAATTGCTGCGGCCTTTTCGTGGTTAAAAGCCATGTCGGGCGGAGTATTAACAAAAGATCAGGTTACTGCAGGCGACCAAATTATTGCGGCCGTAGGTTTAGAGACTTTTGCGAAATCAATTAGCTTTACGCTTAACGGTGTTTCAGGTTCTCGAGATATCTCACCGAAAGGTTATACATTAATTAAAAAGCTAGAAGGCTTTCGAGCAAATGCATATTTGGATACAGGCAATGTTTGGACCATTGGCTTCGGAACTATCAAATATCCTGATGGCCGTGCAGTAAAACAGGGCGACACATGTACAGAAGATCAAGCTACACAATGGCTTATTAATGATTGTAAATGGGTTGATGCATGTCTTGATCGATATGTGACTGTGGGCATCACACAAAATCAATTCGATGCACTGGCGAGCTTTGTGTATAACGTAGGTGAAACACAATTTACCAAAAGTACAATGCTACGCTTGATCAATGCAAATCAAGGCCGCGCAGCTGCCGAGCAGTTTGATAGATGGGTGTTTGACGCAGGCCGCAAGGTTGAAGGGTTGGCAAATCGTCGTAGTGCCGAGAAACAGCTTTTTGTATCTTAATTACTTTTAAAGCCCTGAATAACAGGGCTCATTTATTTGATAATCATGGCTCATATAACTTCTTATCTTCAAAACGAATCAGGTATTCAAAACAATGGGGTAAACGTTATTGATGATAACGCCCCTAAAGCTCCTATTAACAATGTCTTTATTGGAAAATTTAAACGCGGTCGTCTTGATACCCCAATGAGAGTGACAAAAGCCAATGTCCGCGCCGTACTAGGCCATGAACCTTGGAATCCTGATTACGTTGCCGTTCATGACGCTTTAGAGAATGGGATCGGTGAAATATCAGTTTTACGCATTTATACAGAACCATTTTTTCCAGAAGATCCAGAGCCGCAACCGGAACCAGGAGAGCCAGCACCTCAACCCCAGCCAGAAGATCCGAATGTAACGCAAATTTTACCCTTTGACTTTGCTGTCATTAGTTATATTTGGGATGAAACTGGCGGCAGAGACATGGATACCCGGACACTGATAACCAAACCACTTAGAGAGGTAATTGTCGGATGGAACAAAGAAAGAAGTGATGGCTCTTATTTAGTATGGGGTGGAGACAATGTAAGTACTGGCCGTGAAGATATTTTATTAAATCTAATTCAACTTCAAGCAGATTACCCTACAGAAAATAACTTTGAAATTGAATTAAGGGCCTTCTGGTTCAGTGAGGTTCTTTCAGGGAACTTCAAATTGAGATTTGCTACATATAAGGGCGGTCAAATGATACAGAATGGCGTGAATTTTGATAATGTAGGTGGACAAATCATTCAAGACATTTTGATCGATCACAATACAATAGCTTATAGAATAACTAATGGTAACGAAGGCGTAACGGTCGGGAAAATCACTTATGATGCAGTCAATAAAAGTGGGCAACTTATTAAAATATAGTAATTTTTAATATAAAAAAGTAAGAGGGTCCTGCCCTCTTTTTTATTGTGGAATTTCAATAAAACCACAAAAAAAGAATACCTCAAAATACAAAAAAAACAGAGGTAAAACTTATGCCACACATCACACCAATTTTAGGAAATGAACCTGGTATTCAATATCAAGGTGTCACAGACAAAACAGGATCTACCGGATCCGCACCGATTAACAATATTTTTATCGGCAAGTTTAAACGTGGCCGTTTAGATCGACCGATGACTATCACTAAAGCCAACATTCGCGGTATGCTGGGCTTTGATCCAAAAAACCTAGATTATGTCGCCGTACAAGATGCGCTTGATACTAATATACCTAGTATTCAAGTGATGAGAATAGCAAAGCTAGATGAGCCACCAATTAGCTGCGCGGGAGCAACCCCTAGTATTTACTTTCCTACTTTTAATGGTATATGGAATATTGAGGTTGACGGCATTCTTTATGAAAACAATTTAAATGATTCACTAGCATATTTCATTAATTCAACTGAAGGGCTAAAAGAGAAATTATCAGGTTTTGAGGATGAGTTCTTAGAAATCGCTAATAAGCTAGAAAGAGATGTACGAGTTAAACTAATCCCAATTATGAACAACTCGTATGCTTATCCTGAAAGAAACCCTACTTTCATGGTAGCAAATGCAGAAAATGAATTAACTTTCTGCTTATCGGCTCTAGGGGTTTAAAAATATAAAAAAGTGGCCGTTAATTAATTGGTAACTTTTGCGGCTACTTTTATTCACTCTACCAAATCAAATCCTTTATATTCAATAAACTCAATCTATATCGTGATGCTTATATTAAGCATCACGATGATTTCTTGTATTTTGAATAAAAATAAAATATCTTAGCCATACCGTCAAACAATTAACTACTTTCTAAATGGCTCTTACTGAAACTAAGATACGCCAGCTCAAACCGTCAACAGAAGTATTCTGTGTGAATGACGGTGATGGCTTATATCTATATATAAATATATCTGGCAAAAAAACATGGAAAGTTAGATATACAGATTCATCAGGAAAACGGCCACTTGTTAAAATTGGCATGTACCCAGAGATTAGCCTAAAAGAAGCCCGCACCATAAGAGACAATTTTCAAAAAAACAAAAGTGTTGAGCCCATAGTTAAACCAAAGGTTCTAACTTTTGGAGATGTGGCAGAAAGCTGGCACGCATTCAGACAAAAAAAATACCTTGGCGAAATTCCTCGGGCTGGAATGATAAGGACATCTAGAAATTCACTAGATTTCGACATCTTGCCAATATTGGGTGATAAAACTTTCAGTGACGTTACCAAATTAGATCTAATCCAACTCATCAGATCAATTGAAATTCGAGAAGCAAAAAATACCATCGAAAAAACTTGTACATATTTAAAGGACATCTATAAATACGCCGTTCTTCATGAGTACTGTGAATACAATTTAGCAGACAATTTAAGATCGCTTATTGCAATCAATACAGTAAAACGAAATTATCCGCATTTAAGAGATTCAGAGCTTAGTGATTTTGGTCCACGACTTGAACAAGCTGAAGCATTCCCAATTACCAAACGCGCTTTAAGACTTTTAGCATATACCGGTGTTCGAAGCGCTGAAGTGCGACAAGCCCAAATAACCCAGTTTGATTTTGAAAAAAAAGTTTGGCGAATACCACCTGAAAATGTAAAGCAGCTTAGAAAACTAGCTCTTATAGATCCAAATGTTCCAGAATATTTAATTCCACTTTCTGATCAAGTTATAGAAATTGTTAAGGAAGCTGAGGCATGGAGTGCTGGCGAAAAATACCTTTTTAATAGCCCATATAAAGCTAATAAGCAAATGGGCGTCAATGTATTCTGTCAACTCATACGACGCATGGGATATACAAACGATGAATTATCTCCCCACGGTTTACGCGCCACCATGAGTACAGTACTGAATGATTCAGGTCTATTTAAACGTGAATGGATCGAAGCACAACTTTCACATGCAGATGAAAACAAAGTGCGCGGAACATACAACCATGCAGAGTATGTTGAGCACCGTTTAAAAATGATGCAATGGTGGGCTGATTATTTAGATAATAAGTTTAGTTCAGAAATTAATTAAGGTCTTATTATTCAACATCTTAATAATGATCATTGGTTCATTTGATCATTTGTGCAAATAATCAAATGATCATATAAAATGATTTTTTATACTTTTGATCACCATAACTTTTGATCATTGGATCATTTACAATATTGATCCTTTGTTGTTTTGTACTTTATAGATTTCTTAGGCTATATGCATAAAACGCATATGATACATTATCGCATAAAATAACTATTGTTGAAAAAAAACCTAGGTTTTCGGCCTAGGTTGTTTTTTTATTTGCCTTGGTATTTTTCCAAACCATCTTTGAGGCATTGAGTTAAAAACTCTTTTTTGGTTTTAAACATTTTGGAGTCAACAATAAAATGCTTCATCTCCTTGCGTAGATCGTTCGGGCACTCCCAACTTTCACGCCCCTCATCTTCAATAACCGTAGCAGGTACAACATCTTCAGTAGACTTTGCAAAATTTGCAGCAGTTTCAAAACGATCTTTATCTCCGGGTTTATTAAATTGTGGCTTTGCCCTTGATGTCGTCATTTCATCCTCACTATTTAATTAACTTTTCAATTTCTTTAGTAAACTCTAAAAATTCACTTTTAGCTTTTTGGTGGTTATAACCGCCCACCCATGTACCAATACCCATAGCATCTTTATAGGCAATATATTCAGAAATTACTTGTTTAATATCTTCATGGCCGAGAAGTTCTTTAACTTCCTCTTTCATTTCTAACTTACGCTTTGTAGATTTAAACATGTTCCAAACAATGCGAAGATTAACCTTACCTTCTTGCTTAGCAGCATTAATAAGATCTGTAAGATCTGAAGCGGCCCATACATCAGGTGCAGAAATAGGCACAGGCATTAATACCAGATCACTAAACAAAAGTGCTGATCTTGCAAGCTCTTCAATACGTGGTGGTAAATCTGTAATAACAACATCGTAAACGCCGTCAGCTTCACGTAAAACTGTTAATAATTCATCTAGGTTATGAACACCTACGGATTGATAATTTTTATGATTGAACATTTTGGACCAGGCAAACATAGTTCCCTGTTTCATATCGGCATCAATACCAAGTACTTTTTTCTTTTTAGAAATAAAATAACCAGCAAGGTTTGCAGATAGAGTTGATTTACCAACCCCACCCTTTAGCTGAAGCAAAGAGATGTATTTTGTTTTCATATTGAAATCCATATTGTTTACATAGTCACTTATCAATTTGCTTTTGACGTTTTTACAAATTGTGCAAACACAAGCCTCTTTAAAACATGTATTTGCAGTGCCATGTACATCGGTATTAATCATTTTACTCATTATGTTCACTTGTTCAATAGCTCATTTACACAAACGATCAATTTTGCAAATGATCATTTGTACATATGATCATAATATTTAAAAGTTAGACCTTATCTTAGCTAGTTACTAGCTGCTAAAGTCATAACAGCCTTACTCTTATTAGACAGCTTTTAAAGCATGTCATATGAATGAATCAGCATAACTACACTTACGCTTAGATCTTTACAGCTTGCCTAAAATGATCATTCGTACTTTTGATCTTTTGCACAAAAGGATAAATAATCATTTCTTAGTTAAAAATATGCACAGATGATCAAAGTCTCGTATGATCATTTATACAAAAAATCAGATTCGTATTTGAATCAAAGATCAAATCAACAAATGATCATTTGTTAATTTATTCAAAACATCAAATGTTCTTTAACACATATGATCATTAGTGAAAGCATATAAAGGATCAAAAACAATAATGATCATTGTTTAAAAATTAAAAAACATCAAACCATCATATGCACAAATGATCATTTGCACATATGAAAAAAAGATCACCACTAAGCAACATATAAATTACTCGCTTTTTGACTATCTAAAAACTTTTCAATTTTATGAGTTTCACTTATTAAAATATCTTTAGTTACTTGCTCATGTGTCAATTGGCGCTTATTTAAAAATGCGGAATATGAGCGACCTAAAGCACCCAACAAATTAATGAATTGATCCAATTCTTCTTGTGTAGGAAATACATTATTAGAATTATTTATTTGAGGCGTAGTTGAATCTTGATAGTTTTGGCTTTTTGGTTGAGCTTTAGTCGGTATCGAGAAAGCTTGTTCTAAAAAAGTCTTCTGAGCCATACTCATTGCTTTAGATAAAGACTTATCACCTGAATCCATAGCTTCACCCACGCTCACGCCACTTTTCGATGATCCGTCTAAGGCTGAATAAAACGTGTATTTTACTTTTACAAAGGTTTGCCTTTGAGTAGACCCATTTTGCCCCTGAATTAAGGTTTGTGTTTGCTCAAGAACATTTGGAATACATAAAATACCCTCATCAGCCAATAGAGGTGAGATGACATTATAAAAATCATCAATTCCACGAAAATTGTAATTTTGAAAGCGTGCGTTCGTGCTATTGGTACGTCTATCTTTTGAAATACCCATTACAGCTAGTTTTTTTTGAATGTTCAAAAGGCCCTTTAAAACCTCGAATGATTTCATTCCTTGCTGCACAGTTTCATGCTCTATTATTTGATTCATAACAACTCCTTAAAATTAAATGTAAGTTAGATCATTTGTAAAAATGGACATTTGATCTATTGATCATAAGATCACACAACCATAGGATCATTTGATCCAATGTGTAAATGATCATTTGATCATAATGAAAAATGATCATTTATTTTGAAATATATATTCCTTCAGGGTTTTTTGATTCAACCAAATGAATGTAATGCTCATTTGCTTTGAAACGGCCTTCATCCTCAATTTCGTTGGCATCAACAACAAACAGCACAAATATGAAGGAGAGGGCACTTAAAACAACATACACTGTCAAATACCCAACTAACGAGAAAGAAAAGAGGTAAGCGAAAAATGATTTCACTTTACGGAGTGATGAGTAAATCGTTAGAAAGCCAATCAAAAGTGATAAAATAATTCTTACGAAAATTAAATCTAGCTTAATAGAGTTATGTTTTTCTTGTTTAACTTGTACAGGATCTTGTACATGTAGGGTTGTTTGCATATTTAAGCTCCTTAGCAACTCGCTTAAATATACATAAACGCATTATTTTATGCAACTATGCATAATTAGGTTTTATTTTATGCACTAACATAAACGTAACAAATTGTAAATTAATCTGCTTCGCATACAAAAAAGCATTTCATTATTCCTCTGTGCATTCATAAAAAAACGGGCTTTCGCCCGTTTTCGTTCCTTTTCCCCTATTCCCACAGGGAAGTAACGCTAAATACCCGCCCCAAAACCTTAAATGTTTGATTATCAATTTCTTGCTTACTTACTTGAATTTCAGGAAATTCGCTCGCCATTTCAGTTGTAACTCTTACACGATAACCGCCGTCTGGCTGAGGATATAAAATACGAACTTGTTCGCGTAAGTGGCCGTATTTAATAGCATAAGCTTTACCCGCAATAACATTTGTATCTTTCATATTGAAAAAAACTCTAGCAGCCACGGGAATTTTTGGCGACATAGAATTATCATCTACTTTTAAATAACGTAAATCATCTGAACAGGACCCCAGTGGTATCAAACTCTTTTCTAACATTAAAATGTCCTCAGCATTTTTATTCGTATGCAAGTTTTCTGTGTTCTCGGACACATTGTCATACATGCGAATTAGCATAAAATCATTTTCTTTTATACGCAAACTTTCAGACGCTTCTGATGAAGAAAGAGATTCAATTCCCGTTCCAAAGACTAAATACTCAACAGTTGTATTTAAAACGGTCGCAATTTTAGGAATGTTTCTACTATTGGAAGTCTTACCAGACATTATTCTGCTTATAGTGGGTTGTGTCGTACCTGCAAGGGTACCAAGGGTATATTGATCAATTTTATTCTTTAACATTAGAGCTTCAATACGTTCGCCTATTGTTTCTGCTTTAGAATTTTTATTATCAGGAAGAGTGTTACTATTTGACATTTTGTATCCTCGAAAGTCAAAGAATTATAATTAATACAATACGTTATAAAAGGCATCATAAAACCATATTAATGCACTAGCGTATAATTACATTCGCATTTTATGCATTTAATACACATTTTCATATAGACAGAAAAGTACGTACGCGAACTTAAAGGCATTGTAATTTTATACACTTACGCATATTATTAAACAGTTTTATACATAATTGGTATATATAATACAAGTATGCAAAAAGTTAATACATTGAGACGGGCGTCACGTGAAGCTCGTTTAGAAAAAATTTTTACGGGGCTATCAACTGAAAATCAAGAGAAGCTTTTGCTTTTACGAACTAACTATCGATTGTTATTTCGTAGCCAAGAAGAAGCAGCTTTGCGGCTTAAAGTTTCTCAGGGAACTATGAGCAGATATCTCAGCGGTGAAACAGGAATTTCATATTGTGCTGCAAAAGCAATGTCTGAAGCATCAAATGGTGCGGTGACTGTAGAGCAATTAATAAGAACCTGATCGACCGGATATAAACATGACCAATTTAGCTGTACTAGACATACTAGAACGGACGATCTTTCGTGCCGAACATAGTAAAGACAATCCTTACACCGTAATTTCTAACAAACTATTACGGGATCCCAATATTAAGCGTGCCGATAAAGGTTTGCTTGTTGAACTCCTTTCATGGGGTGATAAGCATCGAGTTTGTGTTCAAGCTTTAGTCAATCGAGGTAAAGAGGGGAGAGATGCTATTCAAGGCATGTTAAACCGACTTGATGAGGCTGGTTATATCAAAAAAACGCAAATTAAAAATTCTGATGGAACCTTTGGCAAAGTCGTCTATCAAATTTTTGAAAGCGCACAAGATGGAAAAATTATGGGTGTTATTGAAGACAGCCAGTCTTGTGAAAATGATGCAGTTAAGTTACTTGAAAAAGCTCAACTCGGTTTTGACTTTGAAGCTCAGATTAATGATCAAAATGATGTAGCCGCTAACGGGTTTTCCGTTGACGGTGAATCCTTAACTAATAAATACAATGAGTTAAGAAGTAATTTAACATTTAATAAGAGGGTGGGGGATATGGTAAACGAAAAAGATCTTTTGGAACGTTTCCATTTAAAACTAGATGATCCGATCGTGGCTGCACGCATAAAGATGGCAGGCTTAGGATTGTTAGTTCAAACACAAAAGCAACTCGATGCTTTGCTAATTGATTTCAACGTTAATCATGAACAATACAAAAAGATCTCTGATCATCAACGCCTGAATAACTTCATTAAATTCCTTTTGAAAATACATCACTCAGCTGCAGGCCAAAGAGCACATGTTGCCCGTTTAAAAGCGCTAGGTAGTACTGCCCATAATGATGTTAAAAAACCTACTTCTTCAAAAACCAAAAATTTTGATCGATTTATATTACCTATAGCTTCCCAAGCTCAAACATCACAGCAAATACAGTCACCTGTTCAAGCTGCAGACAACAACGCATTTAAGGGCTTTTAAGAATGGGTGCTATGCAGAATTTTTATAAAACTTTTTCATGTCTTGCACATGGTGAATTTCGAAAGTTTGATGGTGATCAAGATACTAGTTGCCCATATTGTGCCCAAGCTGAAGCAAAAGCTGACACTTTAAAAAACAATCACCCTATTCAATCTCTAATTTCGATCAAAACCGTAAAAATTGGTTGTTTAACACATGGATTTAAAGAGATTCAGATTCCTACGAGTATTTCTGAAAAAGTCGAAAATACTTGCGATGAATGTCGGTTACTCGAAAAGAAACCAGCTATTGAAGCCGCAATTAACTCACGCATTCAAGATGAATACCTTAACGCAAACTTGCCTAAAAACTCTTTGAATATGTCATTTGAAAATTTGGACTTAACTCAAAGTACAAAGCAGAACCTAATTGTTTCAACCCTTATCGATGACATTAAAAATATATTGGGGAAAGGGGAAGCTTTAAATCATCGAAATATATACCTTGGCGGTGCTATGGGGACAGGTAAAACTGCCATGGCTTCGATCTTTATGCAAAACATCATTAAGCGCTCTGTCACGTGTACAAGTCATGACACAAACGACATCAAGTATAAGAATAAATTGCGCTGTTTATTCGTTACTGAAGCTCAAATTATCCATGACATCAAAGAAACTTGGAGCAACACCAGCAACAACACGGTTAAAGCCGTCATTCAGCGGCTCTCAAGCGTTCCTATTTTATGTATTGACGATATTGGCAGCCTTGAATCGAGTGCTCATCTTTTTGAAGCGTACTCAACAATACTCGATGAAAGATATAAACGACACCTACCAACAATCATGACATCAAACGTAGCTCATGATGATTTGTATCAGTTGATCGGCAGCCGTTCAGCTGACCGCTTTTTAGAGTCTGATCGTATTCTTGTGATTAATTGTGATTGGGGTAGTTATCGCCAGCGCAAGCCAATTACGGTGATTTAATACGATGAGTAATATGAATCATCCTCTGCTACGTTACCACGGTGGTAAATATAGATTGTCTAAGTGGATAATTTCCTATTTTCCAATGCACGACACATACGTTGAGCCTTTTGGTGGTGGCGCTTCTGTTCTTTTAAATAAAACGCCTAGCCGTTGCGAGGTTTACAACGATTTAGATGATGAGATAGTCAATTTTTTTGAAGTACTTCGTGATCCAAATCTTTCAAAGACACTTGCAAGTCAAATTCAATTTACTCCTTATTCTAGATCCGAATTCAATTTATCCCGTGAAATTGCTGAAGATCGAGTAGAGCGTGCAAGACGCTTGGTCGTAAGGGCACAAATGGGGTTCAGTAGTGTTGGTGCTTCAAATGGAAATACAGGATTTAGATTAGACACTGGTCGAGGCTCAACGGATCTAGTAACTATCTGGCAGCGTCAGCCTAACTTAATTCTAGAAGCAGCTAAACGTTTAAGTAAAGTCATGATTGAGAATCGGGATGCACTTCAGGTAATTCAAGATCATGACAGAGAAGACACCCTATTCTTTATAGATCCCCCTTATTTAATGGATGTTCGCAACACTGCAGGTACAGCGTATAAACATGAGATGTCTTTAGCAGATCATGAGAACTTAATTGAAGTGCTTAAAAAGGTTAAGGGGCAGGTCATTTTGTGTGGCTACGAAAACGAACTTTATAATCAACTTGGGTGGCATAAAGCAGTAAAAACCGTTGCGGCAACTGGTCAATCAGGTTCAGTTGGTCGTGAGGAAATTCTTTGGATAAATCCTCAAGCTGAACGTCAACAAGATTTATTTTTTGGGATTTAAAAATGTCCTTAATTAAAGATTATACCTTTCTGAATAAATGGATTAATAAGCGCCGTGGTCGTTTATCACAATTAGCTTCACTCCTAGACCTTAAAAGGCAAACCCTACATACCAGGATATTTACTTATCGTGTGGATCAAGAATTGATGCAACAAATTAAGATCCAAATGAAGAAAATTGAGGTTGAAGAACGTCAAGCAATTGATCTGCATAATCGCTTTAAGGTTTGGATTAAGTTGGGTGGGGGTAGGCAAAAAGCCCTAGCAGATTATTTGGGAATATCGACCGTTGCTTTAAGAAAGATTGGATATGCCAAAGGGGAAGGCAAATACAATCTTATTAAATACGGTGTTCAAAATATTCGTGATGGAATGAATCAAATAGAGAAAAACCTTAAAGATTTTATTTAACTGCAAATGATCATTTACACATTTGATTTTATGTATAAATGATCATTTACACAAATGTACTTTTACACACTTGAGAAAATGAACATGAATATGGTTAAAACGATTGATCAAAAGGTTGCAAGAGCCTTGTTACGTAAGAAATTCGAAGAAACGGGGAATTTTGCTACTAAAAGAACAAAACATGGTTCTTATACAGCTTTTAATATCTATCAATGCAGATGTTCAGTCTGCGTAAACTTTTATCAAAAGGAGATTAAAGACAAAACTGTCAAAGCAAATAATAAAAGACTGGAAAAAAATAAGAAGATTTTTAAAGAGACAGGAGAGCTTCCGCAAAATCTAAAACATGGCCGTAATGGATATCATGTAGGTTGTCGTTGCAATATCTGCACCTCTTTAACGGCTACCTATCAAAATGCACGCTTGAAGAAGTTAAAAGCTAATTAATCAACTTACAAACAACATATCGATTTTGAAGAGACATTTTTAATGAATAAAGTTTTTCTTTTAGACCAAAAAATTTATAAAAAAATGCCTAGAGATGCTACAGACGTTTGTATTGATGCGACGGGTGTGTATTTTTATAAATTTGACCCTGAACAAAAAATGGGAAAATTTAAGATCCCTCATTGTTATAACAACGTAAATAATGAATGGTTTGCGTTGGAGCTAACAATAGATAAATGGAATGAGTTTGTTAAAGCAAAAAGGGTTATGAGGTCTACTGACTTTAAACATGCTTATTTTAAGTTATGGATGAAAGAGCTGTTCTCAAAAGACACCATTGTTTCAATTATTAAGAATGCGCCTGTAGAGGCAACTCATTTCAACTTCCTATCTTCATGCTATCACCGGGCAGGGCCTCGTGATTCTGAAATTTTCGTTTCTAAATTCGGTTGGGTAGGTTCAGCACATTGCAATACTGACTTAACTGAAAAGTTTGTGTCATTGGAGTCGTTGCAAAGCTCTGCTAATAGTATGTAAGCTTAGCCAGCTATAGTTTTTAAGATCTGAAAGATATGCCTTCCGAGGTGTATCTTTCGTGTTAAATAAATTTAAAAATGAATTTAAAAAAATATGAGGGTTTTATATTGTTTTAAATAGTTTTTAAGAGGGTTTTAGAAGGTTTTAGAGAGGGTTTTAAAAGGTTTTAGGCATGGTTTTAGAGGGTGAAATAAACTATAATAATCAATGATTTACGAGCCTACCTCCGTACAACATGTCTCCAAACCCGTACAACATGTCTCAAAGACCGTACAACGTGTATTTTAAAACGTACAACATGTCTCAAAGACCGTACATGATGTCTTTAAACCCGTACAACGTGTCTCGAAAACCCTACAACATGTCTCAGAAACCGTACAACGTGTCTTGCCTCCGTACAAAGCGTCTCATTTTATCAACAGAAGTATCCACATTTAGATAAAAAGTAATCAAATCGATGATTTAGAGCATTTTCTATATAAAAATTATTCAAAATTGATTAACCGTACAACTTGTCTTAATTATTTTAAAACCGTACAACTTGTCTCAAATAATGCATTATGGGGTAAAGCCCCCCAAACTATAATAAAAAATAAGCTTTTTAGCTGAATATAGAGTCATGCTGATCATTGAAACCGTACAACATGTCTCAAAAAATCACTAAAAATGGGAGGGGAGGGGCCCCAAAAAAGATATTTTTTGAGAAACCGTACAATATGTCTCGAAATTTACGTTGTTTCTGTATGTAAATATTCTAATTTAATGAAGTAAGATATCTAAAAAGATGTTATAAACGTACAAAATGATAATTTGTAGGTTTTGTTGGGGTTTTCTGTATGAGCGAACAAAAAGACGAGCTAATAATAGCTAAACGAGTAAAGAAAGATTCTCTTGTAGTAACTCGCAACACCATGGCTTACGCAAGTTATAGTAACGATCCAAACCAAGAAAAGCTAATGTTTGCGGCTATGATTGTTATACGGAAGTTAGAGCTTGAAAATAAAGGCCCAATAGATCAAAACTCTAAGATACGTATCTCTGCGCGTAATTACGCTGAACTTACACATAAAAAAGTAATTAATGGCGAACCAACTGCATTAGATGAAGCTGAATTAAAGCTTATAGAAAAGACAGCAGATAAGGCATTACTTCGGATTTATAACAAATTCCAGCCACTTATAATGAAAGTGAAAGAACCCGATTCACCTGTGCCTGCCAAAGTACCCATGATCACTTATTGCAAATATATTGCAAAAAGTAAAAGTATCGATATTCGTTTTGCACCAGAATTTTATGAATACTTTTATAGAGTATTAGTTGATCAAGCAGATGATAAAAAGCTTGATGGATATTTTTCGCATGAATTAAAGCAAGTGACACAACTTGATGGCTTTTATTCAATGAGAATCTATCGAATGCTAATTGAAAATAAGTGGAAATCAAATATTCTTGAAATTTCATTAGATGATCTAAAATTTGCATTAGATTTAGAAGATAAGCCTTCTTACAATGACATCGATAATTTGAAGCGCCGTATTATTAAACCTTCAATAAAAGAAATTAATGACTTATCTAATATTACAATTCTAAAGGTCGAGAATATTAAAAGCGGCCTCAGTATTGTTGGTCTGAGATTTAATTACGAATACAAAGCTTCTGATCGTATTAAGAAGATTGAAGATAAGTTACATGAATTCAAAACTAAGCTGTTAAAAGCGGGTATACCTTACAGCGACGATGGTTCTCACTTTAAATCACCTGATCGTGAGAAATATATTAATCGTATTGATTCCTTTACACCTAAGCAAATTGGGTTCTTAGTGTCATGCCCTCAATTCTTGAATGATTACAGTGAGTTTTATGCAGGTTCAACAACAGATGATGAAGTAAGTAATCGAAAACTTGCTAAAGAGATTCTTGCCACCCTACTGAGAAGTAAGCCAAGCCTGTTAAATGACATCAAGCTAATCGACTTTGATTATTATGTTCACTGTCAATTAAACAACGGCTTGTTAAATCTACAAAAAAGTGAAAATGATCGGGATGGTACCGAGGATGATATTGAAAGCAGTGTAGATGAATTAGAAATTTAAAAAGTACTAACTAATTAAAGGACCTCCTAAAGTGGAGGTTTTTTTATATCTAAAATAATATGTATGCGTTATTGCATATTTTGTAATATGTAATATACTTTTATGCATAAATATACGGGTTTGTATTTTTTATTTTGCGAAAATCCTATGGAATTTTCATTTCCTGAATATTTGGAGTTAGAGCACGATCGCCGCCCCAAATTTTAGGATAGAAAAACTCATGGTTTTGACGTATGGCTCAGTCTGTTCGGGCATTGAGGCTCCTTCAGTTGCATGGCATAGCCTTGGGTGGGATCCGATATGGTTTGCGGAAATTGAACAATTTCCAAGTGCTGTTTTAGATCATCACTACCCTAATGTGCCTAACCTTGGTGATATGACAAATATTGCCGAGAAAATTAGGAATGAGGAAATCGAAGCTCCTGACATTTTAATAGGTGGCACGCCGTGCCAAGCTTTTAGTGTTGCGGGGCTTAGAAACTCGTTAAATGACTCAAGAGGACAGCTGTCACTTGTGTTTATTGATATCGCTAATGCAATTGATGAAGTGAGAATTAAGAATGGAAAAGAACCCGTTATTGTTGTGTGGGAAAACGTCCCCGGAGTCTTGTCTACAAAAGACAATGCATACGGATGCTTTTTGGGAGCACTTGCCGGCGAAGATATTGAGCTTCAACCAGCAGGGCAGAAATGGAAGAACGCAGGTTTTTTGTTTGGACCCCAAAGGGCAGCATCTTGGCGGATCCTCGATGCCCAATTTTTCGGAGTTCCCCAACGTAGGCGGCGTCTCTTTGTTGTCGGAAGTGCTAGAGAAGGGTTCCGTGCCGAAAAAATATTATTTGAGTTCAACGGCGTGCGACGGGATTCTGCGCCGGTCCGCAAAACGCGGAAAGAGATTGCCCGAGCCATTCGAGCAAGCGCTAAGAATTCAAGCACAAATAGCTGGGTAAGCCATAAAGATCCAATTGGTACTTTATGTAAGTCCGATGAGAAAGGTTTAGGTAATCAATCCGTTGAAGACGGAAAGATTTTGTTTAATGAAGATCTTATTTTTTGCAGTAATAGTAATGCTGCAGATGATGTGGCGCTAGAAAGAGCCCCAACATTAAGAGCTTCAACAGGCACAAAACCTATTTCTAATGTTTTTGGCTTCCCTGGTAATTGGATTGGCCGTAAACCTGAAAATGGCGGTAACTCTGTTACCCCTATAGTTGAAAGAACGCCGTGTTTAACAAGAACCGACGTTCATGGTGTCAGCTATCAACAGAATAGTCGTGATGAAGTTAGACCAGTCGGAGGCGATGGAAATATTGCTGGTGCTTTAACTTCTTCACAAGGAACGCACTGTCAGAATTTTATTCATGAAGGTGTTGTACGGCGTTTAACACCGCTCGAATGCGAGAGGCTTCAGGGTTTTCCTGACAATTACACTCGTATTCCTTACAGGGGAAAGAAAGAGAGTGATTGTCCAGACACTCGAAGATATGCGGCGTTAGGTAACTCGATGGCTGTGCCAGTTATGAAATGGATTGGTGAGCAAATCGTAAGGTACTTAAATGAAGTGATGGATTAATAGCCTAAGCATGACTAAGGATCAGGTTTGGGGGACTTGATCCAAAATTGGGTATTAAAAATAAGATCAAATGATCATTTGTTTATATGTGTAAATGATCATTTGAGCATTTGAACTTTTATATGGGGCTTTTATGAAAGAAAAACCGTTAGTTTTCAACAATGAAAGTGTTGTGATAGATCAGCGATACTTGGTTTTATCCCGTTTTAGTAACGCCGTGTTATCTCCTAAACTAAGTTGTAATCCTTTAAACAAGAGTGAATTTTTAACATGTCAAACTGATTATCAAATTGAAAAATTCATCAAAGAATGGAAAGAAAAGCAAAAACAATTAATCGCAAATATGCCTAGTACAGCAGTATTGTTTGGTGGGTTCTCAATATGACCAGTTATGTAGATTGCTCTAAAAACTTTAAAACTCAGTTTGCTTTAAATTTCGGTGAAAAGATTATCATCGACTACTTTGCTGGTGGTGGCGGTGCAAGCACTGGCCTTGAAATGGGCTTAAACCGTACAGTATATGCAGCGGTAAACCATAATCCGAAAGCCATTTCGATGCATGCGGCGAACCATCCACACACAAAGCATTACGTTCAAGATGTTTTTGCTGTAGATCCAGTTGCTATATGTGACGGTTATCCCGTCGGGTGGTTCCATGCTAGTCCTGATTGTACTCATCACTCACAAGCCGCGGGCGGGCAACCTCGAAAGAAAGAAATACGTGACCTTTCATGGGTAGTCATTAAATTTGCGGGTAAAGTAAAGCCTGATCTAATTAGCATGGAAAATGTTAGACAGATCCTTAATTGGGGGCCTCTAATAGCAAAAAGAGATAAAGCTACAGGCCGAGTTGTAACACTCGAAAAAATAAAAGTGAATAACAAGCTTGTTAATCGGGTTGCAGAACCAGGAGAGCGAGTACCGCGACATAATCAATTTTTAGTGCCTAATCCAAAATTAAAAGGCAAAACATGGCGTCATTTTGTCAAAAGTCTTGAAAAACTTGGCTACGTTGTCGATTGGAAACGATTAAAAGCCTCGGACTTTGGTGCGCCAACAACTCGGGACCGCCTTTTCTTGGTGGCACGTTGTGACGGCCAGCCTATTAATTGGGAAGATCCGCTATTACATAAAGATCCGAAACGTGGTCAAACAAAATGGAAAGCGGCAGCGGAATGTATAGATTTTTCAGATCTCGGAAAATCAATCTTTGGCAGACCAAAACCTTTAGCTGAAGCCACTATGAAACGCATTGCACGCGGCTTGCAAAAGTTTGTGATTGATGCAAAAGATCCTTTTTTTGTTAATACAGCAGCGCCGTTTATTAGTAGAGACTTTAGAACTGGTGTAGGTCACAGTATTAAAGATCCTTTAGCCACAACGACATCAGCATATGGCGGGCATAGTGCTTTGGTAAGTCCAATATTGGCACCGTACCTTACTGAATTTGCTAACGCATCACAGCAAAGAAATTGGTCAGCTGAAGAACCTCTTTCGACAATTTGTGCTCAAGTAAAAGGTGGGCATCATGCAGTTGTAGCGGCATATATGATGCAGGCTAATGGTGGCTTTAATGAAGTGGATGGGCGCACTTTAAGCGAACCCCTAACAACAATAACAAATACAGGGAGTCAGCAGCAGCTAGTCGCAGCAACGTTAAGTAAAGAAAATTTAGACGGCGCTTTGCGTGTCGCTTCCTTTCTAATCAATTTTTATGGCAATGGAGATGCACGGGATCTTACGCAGCCAATGGATACAGTTACTACAAAAGACCGCTTAGCCTTAGTCACTGTTTGGATAAAAGGGGAGCCATGGCTAATAGTCGATATTCGAATGCGAATGCTTCACCCGAGAGAGCTGTATAAGGCTCAAGGCTTTCCTGATTCTTACATCATCGACCACGGCCATGATGGAAAGCCGTTTTCTAAAAAAGATCAAGTCAATATGGTGGGTAACAGTGTTTCGCCGTACCCAATGATGTCGATCGCACGTGCAAACAATCCTTTTGATAAAACAGATTCAAACATGAGAGCTGTAGCATGACTTTAATTTCGTTAAATCCTTTTTTTGAATTGGTGTTTGAGTAAATGCAGAAAAAAAGAAATAAAAAACATGTGCCTAAGCAGGTCGTTCAGCAAAAGGTTCATAAATTTCAAATGACTTGGGAAGCAAATAATGCAATGCGTATCATTGAGCTTCATCATTTACTTGGGGGTGTAGATCCTACTAAGGAAGTTGTGACGCCATTAAACGTATGGATGAACGGTTATAAAGGCGATTTGGCTCTTGCTTTAAAAACTGAAACTATCGTTTCGGCTCAAAGCTTTCATATTGTTAGTAGAGTACATGCAATTGATGAGGTAACAGGCGAAACATCGGATTATGAAATTCAAGTGGCTTCACCTGCCCATTTAGAGTTGTGGGAGTTTTTGGGGGATGAGGATGCCGAAATTTACTTAGAAAACGGTGAGCAATGGCTTGGTTTTCATGGCGAGTTGTTTGCATTTCTCGATGAAGTAAGTGGTGGTAAACAACTCAAATTATTAACCAATTATTGTTGTTTGACTTGCTTTACAAGTTTTAAAAGCTTTGCACATGAGCGAGAGTTTAAATCCACAAAAATGCTTAAAGGTTATGGTGTAGGGATGGATTCATAGCATTTGGTTTGATCGAGGTGGAATTACCAATAAGATTCCACCTATTTAATTTTGTATTTGTTTTTATTTCAATTTAGTAGGTTTGTATATGGGTTATGGGGTTTACGAACGAAACGGACGTTTTCAAGGGTATAACGTACCTGCATATTGTGATCATAAGGGGTGTTTGAATGAAGTAGTTCGAGGAATGGGATTTGCATGTAGTGAAAATCCAAATCATACACAACATTGTGGGGGCTTTTATTGTGAAGAGCATCGTTATAACTATATCTATCAAGATGAACTTGAAGATATGGACGATGAAGAACTTGAAGCATTAAAGCTTGATCGTGATGATGAGGCTCAGGAAGACGATGGCATTATTCGCTGTCAACATGGGGAAATCGAATATAAAGAGCATCCGACTTGGGTTAATCATGTTGAAACTCATGAAAGTTGGAGTGAATGGCGTTTAGAAAACCCGACAAAACTAGAAGAACTTAAAGCCCGTTTAATACAGCCAGAGTTGAGCAAAGAATGAATCTTGAAGTTATAGGTCAATCACGTGGTTGGAAAGTCGGGGATCGCGTAGGAACAACGAATAAAGCATGGAACCCATGCGGTACATTAAAGGTTGTTGCTGTGAAAGAAGGCAAATATGCAACGGTCATTAGTACCAAGGATTCTAAAGATTGCGTTTATACAGGATCAGAGAATGTCTTTTTTAAAATACCTGTGAGCCTACTATGATGAGCCATAGAGATTTTTGAAATGAGCTTAAAACCGTGTGAGGCAGATTTACTAAGTGAAGATCATGAAACATGGGGTAAAGCTATAAGTAAATGTTCATCGGGTGCTCCGTGGGTATGTGCAGAGCAAAAAGCTTGTGTGTATGACGGCGATTGTTTTATTAATCCTTGGACAGATCCAGACAAAGCACTTGCAAAAATAACTGAATTACAAGAGGAAATATCAACTCTTAAAATGCGTGAAACGTTGATGGTGTCAAGGTTGAAGGGTAATTTTCTTATGATGGCAGATAAGTATCAGAATGCTTTAAAGACGGGTAATCAGCCTATGGTATGGGCAACAGAGTTTGTTAAACGTGAAATTAAGGAAATTATGAGGGATTTTGAAAGTAGTTAAAAAAAATGAGTTTGATGTAGAATTGAAAAATAATGAGAGTATTTTTGTACTCTCATTATTTTTTAGGTTTATCTTTTAGCCTATAGGCCAGAAGCAACGAATATTGCATTTGCTAAGAACTTAATTATTTGAGAGACCTTAGCAATTTCAGCTACCTCATTATTTAATGCATCATTATAAGATTTTAGATTATTTATCGAATCTTCAAGTTTCTTTTTAATAATTCCTAAATTAATAATTACAGTGTAATCATAAGTTTTACGTAAATTTCCAATTGAATCATTAATATTAGCTAAACGATCCTCGTTTTTCTTATCACCATGAGATAGCTGGCTTTCAATATCATGTTGAGTATCTTCTAACACCTGAATTTGGCGTAGCAATAGTTTTGCAGCAGATTGTCCGTCCATTTATTTATCCTCTTTCTTTGGAAGATATAAGTTAGAAAAATAGTTTAAGAATTCATCATAATCACTCAAATATTTTTCAAGACCGATTAGTTTTACATCATCGAACTTATTTTCTTGCATTAATCCCACTATATTTATTAACTCACATATTAGTTGATCGCCTGTTTTAGAATAATTTCTTTCGACATCATAGAAACCATTCTGAAAAGTTGGGGGGGCTTTACTGACATCAATGATCTCAATTGAATTATTTTCATTTTTTTTAAGGAAATTTTTAAATTCTTCCTTTTGTTCACTCTCGGAGACTTTACAATATTTAATATAGGCTGCCGACTTTACCTTAGGTTCTTCAAGCTTTATATCTACAGGGTTTAATAAACTGTAATATGTATATGGTTGACTATTTAATTCAGATAAGTTTTTTACTTCATTAAGATTATATTTAGGTACAGGTGTGACCTCTCTTTCTCTTAAATCTTCATTCACATCAAATTTATTAAGAAGGCTTTTTTCATTATTTATATAATCATTTTTATATTGTTCATTTAAGTGATTTTCTGAAATAAGAAGTCTATTATTCATAAATAATACTTGTTGCCATTTTAAGGCTTCAATAATTTGGGGTGATGATTCTTTAATTGCCTTTTGGAAAACTTTGTATTGATGAAATTTAAACCCTGAATTAAGTGAATTAGTGATTATATCATTTTCGGGCGTATTAAGTCCTCCTTGTGCCTGCCCATCTTCACCTACTTTCTTTCCAAGGACTTGATTGAAATAGTCAATGTTATTAACTAACCCAGATACATCAAAGCTTTTATCCTCAAGTATAAGAGGTAAACTTTTAAAATACTTTCCTAATGATTGGTTCTGCCCTATATGAGCTTCATTTGCCCTTTTATTACTGCTCATGAGCCCATAAGTATCGTAAATCATAAACTTAAAATTAGATTTACGGTCTGCTTTGCTCAAATTTTTATCTGGGTATAGTAAACCGTTTGAAATTCTATGATCTTGCTCCTTTAATGCTAATGCATTATTCAGTTCGATAGTTTTATTCGATAAGATAACAAACTTATCTATGTCCTGAGATAGGTTTACAGCTGTAGTATGAGCATTATTTATCTTATTACTTACACAACCTGTTAGTAGGCTTCCCATAATGGCTATACAGAGAATCTTCTTTTCCATTTTTTATTACTCTTTGTATTATTATATTTTAAAATATACTCTCATTTATCGCTTTAACAACACATATAATGATTGGTCTTTAATATTAATTTTATATTAATCAATTTGTTAATAATATTTCTTATTTAGCAATGAATCACATTAACAATTTATTATCTATAAATTTGACTGGATCTGTTTTTTTATGTTTTAGGAAAAAATTGCTGTCTAAGCTTGTGATAGACAGCAATTCAGTAATTTGGATCAGAAACATAAAAATGCCCCTGTTAGGGCATTTTTTATGCTTTTAATAGTTGCTCAGCACTAGCCGCTAGAAAAGCTGATCTGCTTTTAAAGCGAGCATCTGCTTTTACTTTGTCATCGATCATATGAATGAGGCGACTTGGTAAAGTGACATTGATTTTTTCAGCTTTACCTAAGTAACGTCCAACATCTATATCAACAACAGCCCATATATAGCCTTGGTACTCTTCAAGATCTATAAATTTACTTGCATTCGATGCAAGAGGAATCTCATCACCTTCTTCAGCAAGTAGCTCTAAATGCCCTGCGATGGCCTCTTTAACACCTTTGATGGCTTCTTCAAAAGTATCTCCTGCAGAGAAGCATCCTGGTATATCAGGTACGGTTACACCAAAAGCATTATTTTCATCACCTTTTTCAATGGCAACAGGATAATACATATCTCTAATCTCCGAAATTGGCTTTGAAGTGCCTAGCCTAAAAGGGCAGGTCATTTAAGACCTGCCTGCTTCAAGATACTATCTCTAGTCTTTGGCGGTAAATCCTTCTTTGGGTGTGGAACCGTTACCAGTCCAGACTTTGAAGGATGTTTGAAGTGGTGGTGACTACCATTCACTCTAACTTGATACCAACCATCGGCTTCGATCATCTTGATCAAATCTTGGCTTTTCACAACATCACCATATCAATCATGATGAAGCTAGTATAACCCCAGAGTTATATTAATGCAATAACCCCAGAGTTATAAATTCAAAAATATTTTAATTTATGTGAATTTCATACATGGAATTACACTAAATCTTATTTTTGAAGTGAAAATATATTAAGTCCTGTTTATCACATTCGTTAGATAGGACTAATATGCGCCGTTTGTATCGTTTAACCCCACTAATTCTTGCCGCACTTGTAGCAGTGCCAACGACTGCAATGGCTGCCGTTTCAGTATCACGGTCATCTAGTTCTTTTTCTCGGGCATCCGTCTCAACCTCACGACCTTCGGTAACTGCAATTAAACCCTCAACTATCCGTAGTATTAGCTCGTTGCCTGTAAGTACTGCCCCTAAAAACCTTCCTTTAAAACCAGTAAGCAAACTACCTTCAAAACCTGTCAGTAACAACCTTTCAGCCAAACGTACACCAAGTTCAAGAGGTAACTTATTAAGAAGAAAAGACATTGAATATGAATACTATCCATTTAATGACTGTATCCCATATAGAACGATGAATTTTAATGGCTGGCGTTGTATAGATCGGGATTAATACATGTTTCTTATCTTTTTCGGGTGGACGGGTATACGTGTTGAACTGAAACATGAGTTTAATTTGCGGGATATGCCTAAGTTTTGGTGTATTAGCTTTTTGTTTTTTCAGATCTTGTACCTAAACAAAACAAATGAGAAAAGTGTTTTTGATCTATTCTCAAAATATGCTTGGTCAGATCATGATTTAAGTTGGCATCCAAGGGTGCGCTTAGCGGTCGCTAAGGCTGAGAAACGGGCTATCGCTGAATATAAGACACAAATGCAGGCAGAAATTGATTTATATAAGCTGAGATGCAGTTCATCAGAAGCTAAATTACAGCAAGCAAATGAACAAATGGCATTATTGAGGATGACTATTAAAGGATTACATTTATTGCAAAGGGAGGAAATACAGCTTCAAGAAGTAGATAACAGTATTCCACAGTCAATTTTAGAAGCTACTCGGTAGAAGTGAGGGAATAAGGACTTAAACCTTATTCCTTATTCTTTTCACGCTGCTTCGATCCGTTTAACAGTAGCAGTTCCAACAAAAAGATGTTCAATCATTGGTGATTCACTTCTTTCACCTGACCAATAGGCATGAGCTTTTTTTTCTTTCTCTGATAGTGAGTCATGTTGTAAAGGCACAAATCTACTATCTACCATCACGGGTTTACTTTCACTTTCAAATGTAATGATTTTTTTATCGACTTCTTTAGAAAAATGACTATACCAAACCGCGCATTCTTCTGGTGAAGTTGTAACCCATAAGCATTTCATTCGTGAAGGCATATGTGGGTAATGCTGCAATCGAATATTTTCTAATATCATCTCTCGGTTTAAATTATATAGATCTAAAAATTTACCGTATAAATAAGGGAAAATAAATTGAGGATTGGGATACTGAGAAATACCTTCTCCCTTTGCAAGATGCCCCAAAAGAGTCGAGTAATGAACTTCTTGCTGCTGACCTCCCGCGGGTATGATTTCCATATCATCAGTATTATAAAAATAATCATAAAATGGGTTATTTTTCTCCCCAATTACAATCTGTGTATTTTCTTTAAGTTCAGGAAATGAATTATAGGGTTTTGAATAACTTACATGATGAAAAGTATGCATGGGATTAACTCCTCTTTGAAGATCGAGAAATTATTAGAATTCGTATAATTAAGCAATCTTTTAAATGACACATTAGAATTTGAATATTATGCATTTTTGTATTGACTAGTATGCAATATTGTATATTATGGGCTTCGCAAACTATTACCATATGTAGTTTGCATCGGTGAAAACTTCGGGCAAGCTGAGATTAAGCGAGGCTTGAAGTACGATGGATAGTATGAATCGGCTATCAATGACGGCATCGTTAATAAAAGGTTCGGAAAAAGGCTACTCAAATGGGTAGCCTTTTTTTTACGCTAAAAAATTCAAATATATATGATTTTAAATGCATTAATGTATAATTATTAAATAATTTATACATAAGTGTATATAGGCGATATATATGAAAGATAATTTGATCGTTATTTTCTGCGGAATTGCATTGGGTGTGTTCGGGCTTAAAGCTCTTTTCTATTTTGGGCGCATCATATTTTGTGGGGTGCTATATAGCGTCCATAGAATTAAACAAAAAAGAAAATTTAGTCCTAAGCAGAAAAAAATGAATGATTTAGCTTTTCGCCGTTTAGAACAAAACTTAGAAAAGACAGGTCAATCATGAGCATTAGATTGAACTCAAAATCACGCTTCAAATTGGACCCATTTAAAAAGCCCATGGACCAATTAAAAAGTACTAGTAAAAAGAAACGTCTAACACCTAAGGAGCGTGCAGCGCTAGGTTTGAAGCCGTCTGAAGATGATATTCAGATTCAGGCCATAGAAGAGTGCCAATACCTTAAATATATGGGTATCCGAGTATCTGAAATCATTCGTCATATACCTAATGGCGGACTTAGAAGTAAGTCAGAAGCGGCTAGGCTCAAAAGAATGGGGGTTAAAGCAGGTACACCAGATTTATTAATTCCAGTTGGGAAACATGGATTTATTGCTCTATGGATAGAATGTAAAACAGAGGATGGTGATTTTCTAGACTCTCAAATTGAGCAAATTCCATTACTTCAAAAATTAGGTAACAAAGTAGTTGTATGCCGCTCAGTGGCGGATGTGATCAATACCATTAAGTCTTATTTGGAAATCTAAATGACTGTAGCAATCACGTATAGAGACTCAGTAGATAAAGAACGTTTACAGCGCTTAATTGGTGAAAACTGTAAACGAGCACGTTTATGGCATGGCATGACGCGATTTGAAGCAATGCATTTGATCTTTGGCTATAAAGATGAAAAGCAGCTCAATCGAATTGTTGAGCTTGAGAAAGGAACTAAACCAATTTCGACTCATACACTTTATAAAGTGAGCCTTGCATATAAATGCAGTATCGATTTCCTCTTTGGAATCAGTAACGAAATTGAGCCAAATCTAGCGGCTTCTCACAATGGCCTAATACTCGAAACAATGAGAAGCACAGCCTTAGAAGTTGCTGATGTTATTAGCCAGTCTATGTCAAAAACGATGCAAAACTTGCCAAGATTTCAGGGTGCTATGCTTCATATGGCTGCTAAGAACTTGGTAAAAGAAATATTAATGCATACCAATGATTTAGCTTTTACGGGTGTATACGGCGATTTAATTGAAGGTGCTCATGAACTTCAAACACACGTAATTGCTTTTGAAACGATGATGGCTAAATATCAACGCGCAATAGAATTGAATATGGTTGAGCATGTTGAGGGATATGAAAAAATGAATCTCTCGATAACAAGAGATAAGCTTAACAAGCCCCTACCTGCTCAGCTTGAGCATATATAACTTTAACCAATACTGACTAATCTAATGCAAAAAGTACAAGCTAAGACAAAGAAGAGTAATACAGAGCGTTATTCAGATGATGTTTGGGCATGTATACGCGCCGTTTATGAAGCTGATGGGGGAAGTAGTATTGAGCGAGTGCTTGATATTGTACGAAATACAACCCAAATCTTCGATTTACCCTCAAGATCTACTGTAGTCGCTCGGGCAAAGCGTGAAAAATGGCAGCGCCCCGATAGTTTAGTGCAATTATCTACGGCAAAACTTGAGAAAATCATTCAAAGATGTAGAGGGTACTTTGATTTAATTGGGGTGAGTAACGAGCCTGATCAAGAGGAAAATCACGAAGATAATCAACACTATGAGCAGCAAATGGCGTTAGATGCTTATAACTCAGACACGCTCTATCATGAGAAGAGGCAGAACATTATTAATGCTGCTGGTGATGGAGTCAAAAAGTTACTGTCTAACTATACACATCGTAAAAAAAATAAAGCTGAAGTGATAAAACGCGCTCGTAATTTGTCAGATAGAGCGCATCTTATTCTTGCTCATACATTGGACAATATTGTTTTGTCCAAAGAGCTTATGACGAATGTTCAATACCGACTATTAAGCAATGATATTGATAAAGCGAATCTAGAAATGACTTTAAACCTCAATATGTCATTTTTGGATAAAATCAATTTAACCGTCGCAAGTATTGAAAAACTTCATAAGTCTGATTTCGCCCTCTATGGTCTTACTCCTGAAGATCTGAAGGAACCTGAAACGGGCAATCGAATGCAAGATCTAAACGACGATGCAGCATATGAAGCCCAAAAACTTAAATTAGATGAACAAGTAAGGATGGTTCGTACACGGCGTGAGTATATTGAGTCTGGACAGATGGAGGAAGAAGTCATGGCAGATGTAAGGGCGCAAATGGCTGAATTAGAGGATGGTGTAGACGTAAGTGAGGATGATCTAGAAGAATAGGAAAAATTGTTTTATTTCTTTAGGTTAAGTTAAAAAATACGTTTTATATTTATATAAAGTTTAGTAAAATTGCTTCATAGCCATTTGGTCATGGCTATATCCAATTTAAGTTTCAAACTAAGCCTTACTCCCTTTTTTGAGTGAGGCTTTTTTTTGTCTGGAACTTAGAAAAAGCCACATAATTTTAAAGACTGATAATGCCTATATCAGTAAAAGTGGTTCAAGTTTTATGGCAATTCAATCAGATGATTTGGGTTTTATCGTTGGTGAAAAACAATTCAAGGAAATGGCAGCGAGTATTGATCAGACACGTGATAATACAGAGAACATTCTCAATGTCTTAGTGAGTAATTTAAAAGAGGCAGTAGATAGTGACCGACAGGGCTTTAATAGAGTAATAAATAGAGTTATTGATGCGATTGACAGCACTGAGAATAATAATAAGCCAAGCGAAGAGCCTAAGCAGCGAAGAGTACCTGTAAGAGACAGCAATAAAGATAGCAAAACGACGATTGTTATACCTCGTGATGCCTCTGAGCGACCACGGGTAACAAATAGCGCTTCAGACCGGGCACAAGCTTCACGCGAGAGACAACGAGACGAGAAAGGTCGTTTTATTGGGCAGAACAAAGATAATGGAAACCTGCTTAACCAAGTAAAAGACATTGTTAATTTTGGTCGTGTCGATGGTGATGTGCATGGGTATGATCCAACAATAGACGCGCTAACAGAATTAAAGGATGTTGTATCACCGGTCGGGTCTGTATTCTCTAAAATGACAGGTAAAGCAGTAGGCTTATTCCGTGGCCGTATGCGTAAACGGCGTTCAGATGAAGTACTTCCTGATGAGCAAGCGAAATCTAATCGCCGTGAAGAAGCCAGTGATAAGGAGCGTAATAAGCTTCTTAAACGGTTAATTGATGTGGTGCGGGGTGCTAAGGGGCGTTTAAAGCCAACGGATCTATTATCTAGTTTGTTAGGTGGTGGCATAGGACGGGGCAAAGGCATACTTAAATTAGGCCGAAGTGTTCTTAAACGATTACCTTTACTTGGTGCCTTAATTGGTGGCGGGTTGTTGGCTAAAGACTGGAATACGCTTAATTCAGGCGGTAAAGGTAAAGGCATCGGGGAAATTGTAGGGGGATTGGTCGGATCTGCCTTAGGTACTTTTTTCGGTCCAGTTGGAACTATAGCTGGTGGCGGTTTAGGGGTTTATTTAGGCGGTATATTTGGTCAAAAAGTTGGTGAATGGACTGATGACCTGAAGAAAATTGACTTTGGTCAACTGTTTACCGATGCCATTTCATCTATTAAGAAAAATGCAAAAGAATTTGCTTCTCATCCTTTCCAGTCAATTGCTGGATGGGGGAAATCAATATGGGATAAAACAAGCCAAGGCGCATACAACTTTACAGGGGGTGCAATAGGTACAAACGTAGCTGCTTCTAATTCTCCGATCGGTAACAAAACCAAAGAAAAGCAGATGGCCGTATTTAAAGCCATGAAAGGTGCAGGATTTAATGACAATTGGGCTGCTGGTATTACGGCGACAATTGGGCGAGAAAATGATTACCAAGATGAGTATCTTTTTGGTAAACACCAGGATAAAGCGGGCGGCACAAACATGGGCATGATTTCATGGCAGGGACCGCGTAGAAAGGAATTAACAACCTATATGTCTAAACGGGGTTTGATTGATGGGAATGGTAATATTATTAAGGGGCAAGCAGCTCTAAATGCACAAGGAGACTTTATAAAACAAGAAATTGAAACAAAACCCGAGTATGCAAAAGTAAGAGAGTATATAAAGAACAACCCCAATGCTTCAGAGGAAGAAATTGCGAGGGTATTGGGTAAAAAATATGTAGGGTGGGCATATGGACAGAGCATATTAAGAAATGGGGAGTCATTTGACTGGCAAAAACATCTTGCAAAAGAATATAACTATCGAGAGAGCATTGACGGCCAACTTAAAGATAAAAAAATGGATACAAACACATCAGGTAAAAAGGTTCGTACTGATGTGCAAGTCCCTTATGCGCTGCCAGAACAAAGAGGCGTAATTAATTCAAAACCAAGCCCACAAGCAACAAAGGGTCAAAAGCTCCAAGTACCGCAAGTTAATCAATTATCAAAAGTGAATAGCTCAGCCCCACAACAAGCTCAAGTTGTAGTTAGCAAACAAGATGGACTGATTGCCCAAAATATCTCAGACCGCAATTTAGCACATGTCGTAACAGGAGGTTTAGGCTCAAGTTACAATGCATAAGTGCATACAAAAACCCTTTATCGTAAAAGTTAGAGGGTTTTTTTAATCACAAAAATACATTAATGCATAATATGTATTTAAAAATATACATTAATGTATATAATGTGCGGGTTTTATAGAGATTCAAACCCATGTCTAATGCAAAATTGATTATTGAGCTTGTAGATCCGAAACGGATTACAGCGACGCTTTCTAAAATTGTTCCAAATGATTTAAAAACAGAATCTATTTTTGTGGCTTTTCATAAAGATCGAGCTGGCTCCATTATTTATGACACCTCAGCTACTCAGATCCAAGCCGACTATCTAGACGGCGCAGGTTTTATTTTTACTCGTTACAAAGATTTCTATGACTTAAAGAGCGATTTACAAATCGCGGGTTACTTAATTGTTAATGCAAAATTATTAGAGCTTGAATTGAAGCTCTTGAACTTGTCAGACAGTACTTTCGTTAATCCAATAAAAGAAATATCAGACCAAATTAAAGGCCATATTGATACGTGTGTGTTGCGTATAGGCCAAAGCAACAATACGGAATATTGGAAGGCTCAATGCGAAGCCTATGAAGCAGCCCTTCATATTATTCGTAGCGTTACTGCGGTTGCCTAAGATAATGGCAATCAAAGTAAAGAATAAAAGAAAACCGCGTATTACAAAGAAACTGCATGTTCGTGCTGCTGAAATGCTTATCAAGTTGGGATATGCACTACCTGAAGATTTTGCCCGTGATGGTGGTCCAAATCTAATGTTTTGGTTCCAATCAGTTGAGTGGTATGCAATAGGGTGGGATACAACACCAGCTTTTGAAGAGCTTCAAATTTACTTACAAGACGAATTGCATTTGGTTTTTGACGGATATACGCGTTCGTTTTCTGACATTGAATATACCAATGCCCCTATGCGGGTTTTTAAGTTAGCAAAACATTTGTATTTAGCTCGCCGTGTTCGTGGCGAACTAATTATTAAGGGGAAATAAATGGAACGTAGATTTTTAACGGGCCTCTTGCTGATCGATACACTCGGCGATTTAGTTAATGCTTCAACTATCTTGACTTGTTTAGACAAGATGGGGACCTTTGAATATTTTAAGCAAGACGATTTTCAAGTTATTGGCCTGAATGAAATCTCTGCTGAAGAAGGTCGCCGTGTATATCGCGTTCAAGATTTACGTTACGCAATTGAAAACTATGAGCTGCTTTCACGTAATGCAAAAATTCAGTATTTGATTCATCGTTTTGGTTATACAAAATTATGCGAATGCCTAACTAAAGGGGCTTCTGAATTTAATTATTTCGGGGTTGAGTTCACTCTTGATCATGTCAAAGAAAGCATGAAGGTTTATGAAATGCAGTTGTTAGATCGTTTTACTGATCTAAATGAAGCTAAAACAGTTTTTGAAAAGCAGGTTATTACGTCCACTCATTACGACCTAAGTACTCAAAAATATGTACGTTATGATCAGGCTTGGCGACATTTCGTTGATTTCAAATGGCTTAAAATCCCGCGTGGCACTACCACTAATCTTGTTGTTTTATCTGAATTGGGTAATGCCCTGAAAGGTGCGGTATGAGCTGCGTTAATACGGGTAATTGGATCAATATGTGTGAGCCTCTGGCTGATGCTGTAGTGCCTCAGCGTTTTGGCTTTCATGAACAAGTGTTTAGCTATCAAATTCTAGACTTGAAGCGCCTGACAATTGCGGTTGGTCCACATGGCCGCGATAAAACACTAATTTCACATTGCCCATTCTGCGGCACAAATGTTGAGACTGATTACGATTATCCAGCATTCATAAAACAGTTTGGTTATGCGCGTGCTCGGGAAATTATTTTTAGTAGTCGTAATCTGCTCATTGACAATTGGTATGACGAAACAACCAAAACTTTTAGTGAGCACCGTGATAAATCCAATCCAAATCTAATCAATGTCCCTGCTATTTCATTGGCCTTTGCTGCTACAGTGATTAAAGAGGCTGGCGGTTTGGAACATGCTAGACAGATATTTAAAACTGCACCAAGACACGCTGCTGTGATGATTAGAGCGTTTTGGGATGGCAACCCCGAAAGTCACGACTCTTTTTACTCAATGCCTGACGGTGTTGTTCATAAAGCTTTATCAAATGGTCATTTCGAACCTATTAAACAGATATTTCACTCATATGAAGCGATGTTAGAAAGCTGGCGTGAAAACTATCAGAAAGGACTTCTAAAGATTAATAAAGTTTTGAAAATAGATTTATTTGATCTTGAGGCCGCTTTATTCATTTGGGAACAAGAAAATGAAGAAAATGCATAGTGATGTGGGAATTAGTGTCTTTGAATTAGTTCGTACCAAAGGCGTCTCAGAATGTGAAAAAATTCTTCGTACCCTTGAAAAGTCTCATTTACCTGATTCAATTCGTTTCAAAATAATTGGTAGCAGTTGGGTCAGTCCCGCGGAAGGTGGCTTTACCGTTCCAGAATTACGGCGCGTTTTGTTATCCCTCACAATCCTTAAAGATCTTGGGGGATATGAAAAAGCACAAAGAATTTTAAGTGAAAGATTAAACATACCTGGTACAAAACATCAGTATCAAACGGCAATGTTAAAACAGGCTATACGTGATTTTAATGCGTGTTATCCAATAGAAACTAATGAATTAGAACAACCTATCCAAGAGTGGTTTTCAAAGCATTTGAACAGTTCAATCAAGATGTTTCAGATTACGCCGTTAGTTTTAAAACCTGTAGTTCTTATTGCTTTATTGGTAGTTGCTGTTTTCTTAATGATTGTCGAATTTCCTTTTGTTTGGAACCATTCTAGAAAAGTGAACTCAGCCCCTAAAGCAGAATTATCATAAAAGGTTTGAAATGAAAAATATTATTGAAAAATTGGGGTTAGATGCTTCTGTATTTGAATCAGAGCAAGAACTAATGGTCTATTTGGGTGAAGTCATTGAGTCCGCACCGCCTTGTGATATCAATGATTTGTTTGTCGAACTATTTCCTGAAAACAATCATTATCAATATTTTGCCGAGACGGAACATAAAGACGGGTCTGCAATGACTTGGGAAAGTGCAGGTATGTACGGCTGCGGCCATTGGATAGGAGTTGACGACGGTTATCCATATAACACCCGTTTACATAGCAAGCCGTATATTAGGCTGAATGTTATTAGCATTATTGTCCGCGGTATCTTAGGACATAACTTGTATGAATTGCGCCGTAAAGAAGGTGAAGCTATATCTGAAGTAGCTGAAAAGACAAGTCTTAACTACGAAATCATTCATAGATTAGAAATTGGTGCTGAAGATAACCCGACGCTTAATACCCTTAAATTACTCGCTAAACACTTTAATACGACTGTTTCATTTTTATTGGATGAATCCGATATTCACAAGAATAGTGAGCGTTATTTATGGCTGAAACAATATGCAAAACGTATTGAATGGCGTGATGAAGATGCAACTTTTAGTTGTTCACGCCCTGAGCTAAACAAGAATGTAGATCGGGCTATAAAAAACACCGCTGAAGCAAAGGCTAAGCGATTTAATTGCGATTTAAGCCCAAGTTGTTGAAATATGCAAAGTTACTTCTCCCTGTAACTTTGCTTAGAAAATTTATGCCGTATTAGAGATTAAACAATGGAAAATTATAGAGTTGGTGATGTGGTTGTACGTCGCAACCCTGCTGATAACGCTTTATATCAACTTACAAAAATTACTGACGGAAAAACCGCTTGTTACGAGCTGCAGTCTAAGCATAGAAAAATAGTAGTTGCTAAAACGGGATTAAGAAAAGCTGATGGTCGTGAAGTGGCCTTAGGTAAGAAGTTGGATCTTCGTATGTTCTCAACTAGAAGATTTAAAGGGCAGAGAGTGAGTAATGGAAAAGTTTAAAGATTTTGACGACTTCATGAATCATTGTGCTGAAACCAAAGTAGTTGTGAATGTCGATGTTTTGGCATGGCAACTTATTCGACACGAAAAGATTGAAAAATGTCGAAAAACTTTTGAGGCTCAAGAGTATATAGCCGATCTACTGGAATTCTTGTTTTTTGATAGTACTCAAAATAAGTACTTCATTAATAAAACAGGTGTAAGTGAACAGACGCTTTATAGAATCAATGGCGCTTGGCACGCTTGGCAGATACGTCAAAATGAAGTCGATGAGCTTAGAAGTGAATGTGAACGGTTACAGGATCAAATTAACCGCATCAAGGATCCTGATACCCAAGACTCGTACAACTTTGCACAAGCTTTCTATCGCCGTGTAGTTAAAGCCACAGATCAGCCATTACCGAAAGAACTTTCAGATTTAAAAATTGATCCAACTTTTGTTAAGACAATGTTTGTTACGGCCATGGGTGTTTTTCCCGAATTAGATAAGACACCTAATAATTTGGTTGCTGGTTTAAAGAATGAGGCTAATCATATACATAGCTCAATTCCATAAACTTCAATTACTTAACTATATAGATAAATCTTTGTGCAAATGATCATTTGATTAAGTGGATAAATGATCATATGTACATAGGTATATTTGATCATAGGAATTAAATGTTAAAACAACTTGAACAAGTATACTTTTCAAATCATGTAATGCGTGGCTATTTTGAAGAGGGGTTAAGAATCTCAGGCATACGATGGATGCCCGATTCTTTTAATAAGCCTGAAGAGGAAATAGTTAAAGAAACTGATGAAAAGTATTTTAAAGCTCTAAAGCAGTACTGCGAAGAATGTAGTGCCGTATTTGAATCTCTGAATGAAATTGCCATAGAGTTATTTTTGAAGTCAGCAAAGGCCTATCTGCATTCAAACCTAATTCGTCGAGGGTTAATCGAAATAATCAACCAAAAAATATTACAGGCAACTAATAGGGCTTTTCTGGTCGTTGATGTATCAAATATGGATCCTGAATATATCCAGTGGGTAAAAGACAATCTTTCAAAAGCCACAATGACAGTAACGCCTACAACAGTATTTAAAGATGAAATTCTTGGGGAACAACATGCAAGCACTAAATAATGGATCATACCGCTTAATTTTTGAGTTCAAATTTGGTGAAAATGCAATTTTAGGTTTGTCTCAGGCAAAGAAGCTATTAAACGACAAACCAGACGGCGCTGAGTTTTGGGATTGTTCCAAATATAGTAAAAACTTTCGTGAACGTACTGCAGAGGAATTACAGCAAGGAAATGAAAGTTATTTATATACTTATGATTGTTGGTGTCCTTACTCAAAAACTTGGATAAATGCTCAAGTAGTTACATGCGAAGCATATGAAGATCAAACGTTTGTAAGTTTCAACAAGTTAGAAAATTATATGTCTGATTATGTCAAAGCTCTTGAAGAGATAGATCAGCCACTTATACAAGAAATGTTAGTTGCAACTATTCACTCGATGGGCGCTTATATTAAAACCAGCGCTGAAGCCCTAGAAATGGGGATAGCAGGCCGAAGCGGATATTTATTAGCAGATTTAGAACGAAGATTCACAGAGGTAAAATTCACTCTTGATAACCTTCAAGCAGTAGAGCCAAGTGTACTGAATGAGAGACGATATTCAGCGCTTAAATTGAAGAATAGAGAGAAAAGCGAACTGAGTACTGTCAAACGTTTAAATGAACGTTTAGTAGAGCTACAGCGTGAAGAGAGTCGTATTCGTGATTTAATCAAAAATGAAAGAAACAGACAGAGCGTGAGTGCAGCCAAGAACCTTCAGATCATCTCAGGCATTGATGTCACTGAATTAGATTTCACCGCATTTGTTCAGCGGATACAAGAAGGAAGCGATCATATAAATGCAGGTATTGTCTACGAGTGCTTAGGCGTAAATTCTAATGAGGAATTTTATAAAGTTGTAGGTAAATTAATTGCAATCGGTATATTGGCACGATCTATTCATTACCATGCTAATAACGACGACGAATATGGGTATCAAGAAGATCTTACGCTAACTGAAGAGCGATATGCTCAATATTGCGAACCTGAGCCTGAAACTGGTGAATATGGTTGCCCATTGACGGGTGAAGTAATTTCTAAGGAAGAGTTTGATTCAAATATCTATTTCACATATAGCACAACGGCGAAATACGTCGAAGCTGTAGCGCCGTACTTGTGCTAAGGCTAAGCAAGGTATAAAGGGATGGGGATTTCTTCATCCCTTTTTTTTGTTAAAAATTAGCCTTTTTGTAGTACTTTACATACTACAATTATGCAAACATGTATAATGAACAGAGATAGTTATACATATTTAATTATATTTAAATGAGGATTTGGAGATGACTGTTAAAACAACAGGCTTCACACTTCGAGATGCTCTTGAAGCCAAAACCAAACGTTTGCGGAACAAATTTATAGGCTTAGTGACCCCCTCAACTGATGTAGTTGAAGCACTAGAGAATGTTAATAACTCCGATAAACTTGTTAAAGCATTAGTTGAATGCGCTGCTAAGTCTCCTTCACCAATAGAAGATTTGTTGCGCTTACAACAAAGCCATGCAAGTGCTCAACAGGCAGCATCCTTATATACTGAGATGTTTAAGAATTTGAATGTTGTTGATAGCCAGATAACTAAACAGCAGACGGATAGTTTTATATCAGCGGCAAACTTATATGCTGAGATTTTAAAAGAGATTCATGGCGAAGGTCAGGTAACAACACCACGTACTCGTTTAGGAGCAGAAGCCTTACGAGATACAGATATTGATTTAGACACAGTAAATTATGCATTTGACAGGGCAATGAAACAAAGCCATGGTTAATATACCCAACAACCCAAAATATAGTTGGGTGTATCAGGAACTTACAAAACATGATGGTGACGATTTCACTCTAGTAAATAACGTTGCTTATATCATTTACAAACAACGTAAAATTGAATTTTATGAAAGTCATAATGGGAATCCTACTGAAGAACAATTAAGTAGTTTCCATAAAATTTTTATGATGCCTGGTCAATTGCAAGCTTTGCGTGATCAAGCAGGTATTATTGTTACTGATATTTTTAATGAGACACTAGGTAAAAAAGTTAAAGAGATTGAAGAACGATTTGAATTAAGTTCAAGTGCAGAAATGAAAAAGGAGTTAGAAGCTCTTAAAACTGCCGTCAATCAAAACCAAACTAAATTAGATGGTGATTTAGATAGAAAACATACCTCGGTAATGAATCAATTAGGAAAAATAAATGAAGAGGGTTGGGCCGCATGGTCTAAGGAAATCGGTAAGGGGGTAGTTATAACTGTGTTATCGACAATAGTGCTATGGCTTTTATTTCTGGCTTTCGTTAAAGGACAAGAAACTCAAGACAAGCTCACAAATAAAATACTTCCTAAGGATACTCCAGCAGTTTCGACACCTAAATAAAACAAGTTATTTTTAAGGGCAGAAATAAATTATTTGCCCTTTTTTATGAAAATACAAATTATTACTGGCTTTTGTAAATACTTAAATATTCGATAATGTATAATTAATTGCTGAAGTTATGCATAAAGTAATGCTTTGACTCGATAGGTATTAGCGAAAACGCTAACCCTAGAATAATTACTCGCCACTACACTTACTTAGTGGCAAAAATTGATAATTTTAGAAGGTTCATAAATGACAACCCGTACAGATTCATGCGCTGAAATCTTTAATAAAGAAGATCATTCAAAAGCAATGATTATATTTTTTGGCAATGATAAATCAGAAAATAAAACAAATGAACTGGTAGATAGATGGTTAGGAATGGGAGCACCAGAGTTGCATGTAGTTGATGCGACTAGTGAAATTAAAAAGCAAATTCAACAGGTAAATTTAGGTTCAGAAATTCGCTTTCATGAAACTTATGATGATGCTTACAATACTCTATTTCCTGATGATGAAAAATGGCTTATTAAGGCTATTACCTATGAAAGTCTTGAGAGCTATATTAATAAAGAGAAAATATTCAATAAAAATCTAGCTCATTTAGTTGGAAGTTTAAGAAGACACTCACTTTCACAAGAAACTCATAAATTAATTGATGTATTAGATGGTTCACTAAATGACCAATCTATTGATTTTAGAAAAGGTTATGTGCTTTGTATTTCACGAATTCCTGAAGTTATCGAATTACGTGAAGTGATAGAGACAGTTGATATAGCTTTTGATGAAATTTTGGAAGTAAACTACAACCTGTTAAAAATTTAAACTAAAAAGCCTCTATGGAATAACGCTATAGGGGCTTTTTCTTGCTGAAGAATAATAAAACCACTTATTAAATGTGGTTCCCCTCATGGAAATTTTTGATTCAAATGCCAAGCTAAAACAAGTTTTTGTAGTTGGAGCTGTACCAACGATTTCAACAACGCTTCTCCCTGTTATTTCGACCGTCAATCAGATACTTCATAAAGATCTGCCCGGTTTAAATATCATTACTACGACGCAAAGTGACCATATTCAATATTACGGGTGGAAGTCTCCAATCGAGGAGCACCAGGATAACTCGGGCTATATTTTCTTTATGCCGATTAATATGGAATCAGAAGACTATCTATTGGTTGAGAAGCCAACCAATGACCCAAAAGTTAAAGAAACAGAGCGTATCAAGCTCGAAGTAGGCACTATTTACGCCGTTAATGACCGTATACCACATTCTACCGAGGGTAGTGGCCGTGTTGTTGCAGCCTTTTTAGGACCAGTAAACAAGAAGTTCATCACTGAGGATTATCTCTTAAAAACGGTCATACCAAAATTTACAGATGCCTGTATGCAGGTGGAATAATGAAAAAGTCACTTTGATTGCTTAAAACAAAATAGCCCTAAATATTGATATTAGGGCTTTTTTTATGTCACGGGTTACGCAACTAATCACGTTTAACTTAAATGATCGGGGCCGAAAGTTTACTGGTCAAGATCGTTCAGATGTTGATGTACAAGCATGGGTAGATCTTATTAATTCACCAGCAACGCAAGAAATGGTGAAAACAGGCGGCCTTTTCGGTTATTACGGCCACCAAGTTCGGCAACTGTTTGGAATGACCCCACCTGAAACGGCGTTTTTGGCTGGTAAAGAATATCGTTTGAGCCCAGCCGTTCGCACAATTGAATTTAGTGCTGATCGTTCGGGTAATGTTTCTCATCGTGAAGAGTTCTTAGAAACAGATTCAGGGGAATACGCATTTAAGAACTTTAAGGCGAAAGTGGGCGGTTTTTCGATGGCCGTAGATGCTCAGCCTGTAGGCGGGCGTTTCATGCCGACCATCATGGGCGGTATGGATTATGTCTTACAGCAAAACTACGTTGATAACCGTGGATATGTACTTGATTCTGCCATCACTCAAACGCCGTTAATTCGTGAGTCTTTGGAATTTGGTTTAGCTGCAATCCTTGACTGTATCAATGATGTGCAATACGCCAATTTTACGCTTGAAGATGCAAATGAACGCTTATTACAAGCCATGCAGCTTGAGAATGCATTCTTACAAAAACAGGCGCGTATTGAGCGTCAACGTTTACTACAAAAAGAACGCCAAAATGAACTGTATGACAGTGCTTTATGTCCAACTGTAAAGCTCGATGAGTTCTTAGAAGAATCAAATCGTTTTCTTGAGATGGGGCAGCAGCCAAAACCTAAGAATCAAACTCAGTCTGAAGCTAAGCCGAAGCTTTTGGGCGGCTTTTTTAACTTTTTCTAAGGTAGAGCGTAATGAATCAACAACGTTCTACACGTGAGTTTGTTAAAACGGCGTTATGCAACGTCATTCTAGATTTTCAAAAATGGATGATGCCCGATACAGCTGCATTAGAGGCATGGAAAAACGATACTTTGCCGATTGTGGTGGTTGAGGGGCGAATGATTGATGATATTCAATCAATGGTGGACAGTTATCGAAAAACGGGTACAGCTCGCTTGCCACGCTTATTTATGGCCGTTCAACGCATTAAAGAAAAACCTGATGCGAGCAGCTTGCACGCCGTTCCGTACGATTTAAAAACCCGTATTCCAACGGATCCCCAAAAGCGAAATATCACTATTCGCGCTTTGGCTCGGGCTTTTCGAGTTCAGATTGCTTTTTTAGTAAATGATCCGGATAGCGCATCGAGCATAACTGATCAATTCAGTAACTATTTCGAGTTACAGGAAAAGCGCCGTTTCCCTGTGATCTATCAGTTTGCTGAAGATGTGTCTGACTCATGGCCTCTTACCATACTTGATAACTCGCTCTTTCCTGATAGCGCATCGGTCGAAGAGACAAACCTCACAATAGGCATCTTTGATTTTGTCTGCCAAGGACTATTGCCCCAAGTCACGGCGGGATTAGATCCTAATCAGCCTGCAGCATGGTCGGTCGTTGTTGAAGCAGACATGTTTAAAGATAGACCTTCGCCTTACTTCAGACGTTTAAAAGCTGATAAGTACACGGGCGTTCGTACTTCCGAAATCATCACAAAAGGGAGTACAGGCGTATGAGTGCTCCTAGCTTCATCATTACGGATGTACGTATTGGCTCTTACATGGAAGAGAAAGTACGTATAACGGGCACATATGACACTATCAACGGGATTTTAGCGATTTCTAAAGTCTTACCATATGACTCTGAAATAACATTTAAGGACAAAACCCCCGAGCAAATTGAAAAAATTAAAGTACTTAAACGCCATACGATGATTGTGGTGGACAGTGCAAACAGTTTTAAAAAGTGGGACCTCCATTTTCAAGAAAAGTTGCATCTACCTGAAGCCGCAAGCGCATTTTATGAACTTCATCGTTCAGGACGTTTAAAACTCGGGAAGGAGGTCGCAAACCGCTATAACCCTTCAAATATTTTACAGCTGCGTAAGCTTGATATTGGTGGTTCTGTCTATGAGCTAGATCCCGATTCTACAAATAACGGCCACATTGCTGTTTTAGCCTCATGTTGGGCGGCTATTCGTGCCATGGCTGCGACGGCAATCACAAGCAATGAGAAAGTTGAAATAACCGAAGAAGATCAAGATGACTTCTTAGTTCCGTTCACTATTTAAGGTAGTGCGGAATGCTTAAAAGTCTTATTGATTTACCTGAGTGGCATGCTGCGTGTAAGCGGTATCGCTACGACTTGCCACGCTTTGCCATTGAAGCCCTTGGTATGGAAATTACTTGGCAGCAATACGAGCTTTACACCTCTATTGCTGTTCCTGGTAGTAGAACGAGTGTGTCATCAGGACATGGATGTTTTGGTATAGATACACCGATCAAAATGTTCAATGGGAACTTTAAGCCCGTTCAGGATATTGAAGAAGATGATTTAGTAATGGGCGAGGACAATCAAAGTTCTCGTACTGTTACGCATGTTCTACGTGGAAAAGAGAGACTTTATAAGGTCCGCTACAAAAACGGCAAATGCGGTATTTTCAATGAATCTCACATACTTTGTTTGCTTGATGAGGCGGGCCATAGGCTCACAATTACATTAAAGAAATTCTTAGAATTTAAGCGACCAAAACAACGCCGTTTTAGTTTTTATAAGTGGACCAAAAAGGGTTTTGAACGTGTAGAAATCCAGTCTATTAAATCGATAGGTAAGGGTGACTACTACGGCTTCGAGCTGCTTCATAATCACATGTTTTTGGGTGAAGATGATGTAGTACTACACAACACAGGTAAAACCCGCTCAGCGGGCGTTTGTGCGCTTTGGCACTTACTCTTTTTCCCCTTTTCAATCATGTTGTTCACAGCACCGCAGATTGATCAACTTCGAAAGCTTGTATGGAAAGAAATTGAGATATGTAAAGACCTGATGAAAACGCGCCGTTTGGCGTGGATGGTTGATTACATCGAGGTGCTTGCAGAAAGCGTATACATTAAGGGTTTTCAAAAGACTTGGCATATCTTTGCTAAGACTGCGCCACCTAATAAGCCTACAAACTTGGCAGGTCTACATGCGAAATACCTATTTATTTGGGGTGATGAGGCTGCGGGTATAGAGGATCCAGTTTTTGACGTTTTAACAAACGCATTAACTGAAGAAGATAACCGTATGGTACTGACTTCACAGCCAGCCAAACCGACGGGTTTTTTCTATGATACTCATCACAAGCTTTCAATGGCTGCGGGCGGTATTTGGAATGCGCTTATCTTCAATAGTGAAGATTCTCCGATCGTCAGTATCAGGAAGATTAAAGAGGCATTATTACAGTACGGTAGCCGTGACGATCCATCCTATTTAATTCGTATCCGTGGATTATTCCCTGATTTAGCGGGCGAATTCTTAATTACTTATAAGAATGCTCGTAAGGCTTGGCAGGGTAGAAGTCTTAAAGATAAGAAGTTTAAAGAATACGGTTACTTCATGGCGGTCGATGTCGGCGGCGGTGTTGGCCGTGATGACTCAGCTATTGTGATTGGCCGCGTTTGGGGTAATGCAAAGTTTGGCGAACGCGCACGGCGTATTGAAATTATTGACGTTCCGCTTTGTAAGAATAACGATAATATTCAGGAATTGGCGGGCATCATTAACAACTGCCTTATTCAATACCCTAATATTTCAATCCTACTCGATGCCAATGGAACCGGTGCGGGTTTAGCTCAGTACCTAACTTCAATTGGTATTACATATCGCCGTATTTATTGGGGCGGTCAGTGCTTCCAAACGACTGACAAGAAGATGTTTGTTAATCAGCGTGCTCAAGCGTACGTAGCCTTAGGCCGTGCAATTGCCGAGAACCGGTTTAAGATCCGTACATTACTGTTTAAGTCGAAAATCGAAGAGCAATTAACCCGTGTTCCATACACCTTCGATGATCAAGCACGCTATAAGATCTTATCTAAAGAGGAAATGAAAAGACGCGGGATTAAGTCACCCGATTTGGTAGATACCTTTGCATTTATGTTTTTAACCGCCTCCGCTTATATGGTTGCCGAAGATAGCTTTACTAAGGATATCAATCATCAAGGTGCGGGAAGATCTTCAGATCAAATTGAAGCAGAGGCAGTACTTGCTGAAGCTGATGAGTTTTCTGATCTTTTAAGCTAGTGGAATTTTTGCCAAGGCTAATTTTTTTGACGGGCTATAAATACCGAAAAATTTGGATCTATAAGCTCATGAGTGAAGAAACAGTACAAGTTATATTCAAGGTCACGGCAGCGGGGCGTTTGGCTGCATTAAGTGAAGACAATAACGGGTTAAATCTCTCTCTAAATAAAATTGGTTTTGGCAACGGTCATTATGAAAGTATTGATAATGACCAACGTACAGAACTGCAAAATAAAGTAGTTGAGGCTGCTTTATCAGCGGGTGGAATAGAGGCGACCGAAAATACACTGATTCTTTCAGTAAATTTTGTACCAACCAAAGTTGTACAGGTCAGTGAAATTGGCGTTTATGCTGAGGATGGTACTTTATTTGCAGTAGCAAGTTTACCTGAAGGGATGTATTTCACTTTAGATAAGGGGATCTCTTTTGTAGGTTCTTTTGGTCTAGCTCTTGGGACTACTTCAAACATTACCGTTATTGTGCAAGTAGATGTACCTATCATGCAGCAATTAATGGTCATGCATGAAACTGCGGCAGATCCGCACCCTCAATATGCTAAAAAAGTTGATGTCGATGCTAAGGATCAGCATTTGCAAGATCAAATCGATGATATTGAACAAGAGATTGCTGATCTCTATCCAAGAGTAATTGCAAGCGGTGTTTCAAATGGCAATGCAACCATTGATCTAGGCGATATCGTCTCAGATATGCGTGACACTAAATATGTAATTTCAATTACACCTGAGGGCGGTCACGAAGGTTGGACAATCGCCAGAGGTTCGAAAAACTTTGCATATAATGTTTTTAACCGTTCCGGTACCAGCCGTGTAGGTTACGGCGGGTTTGTGAACTGGAATGTAGTACAGACATCACCTGAAAGTGCGATTCTAGGAGACGGTGAGTACACCGTACCAGGGGATTACATGATTGGCATCCCAGCCCAATCCACAAAAGATATAATTATTGTGGGAGCTGGTGGCGGTGGTGGTTCTTTCCGTTGGAGTACTCAAGGCGGGAATGGAAACGGTGAAGATGGTACGAATACCAGCCTTTCATTAGACGGTATTGTATTTGCTATTGCTTCAGCTGGTGCTGGTGGCAAGGAAGGTGTTTGGGGCAATGGATCATCGTTTGACAATGGTGTAGGGGGTGATGGTGGTCAGCCTTTAACGGTGAATAATCCTAATGTTGAATTTCTCGAAACTATTGCAGGGCTCAAAGGGCATGCAGAATCACAAAGCTCACATGGTGGTGGTGCTTCTGTTAGTCCTATATCCATTTATGGCGCGGGTGGTGATGGCGGTGATGGACATGGTGATGAAGATTTGTCATTCGGTGGTGGTGGTGGATCTGGTGCCTATATTAAGGTGCGGGTATCGAATCCGACCACAGGTACAATGTTCTTAGCTTTAACCATTGGCGCGGGTGGACTCGTACCTACAGGGTTTAACGGCGAATTCGGTGTTAATGGTTTTGCCAAGGTGATGAGCGTTTAATAGTGGAATAACCACAAAAGTAGAAAAAAGGGATAACTGAAAATGAGTTATCCCTTTTTAATTGCGAATGAAAATGTCAGTTAATGAATATTTAATCGATATACGGCGCTTAATCGAACTCAATAAGAATAAAGCTTCTCACGCCAATGTTTTGTTTCAGTATCAAGTCGGAAATGATGAAGTTTATGATCATTCATTGATTAGTGAACGCGCATATAAAACACGCCGTCACTCTGATGTGGTGCGTATAGCCTGTAATGCCTCATTTTTTCATGAAGCTTTAGAGGAAAAAATTATCTTACTGCCACGCCTAAGCGAAATCATACGATTGCAAAAGTTGCATGAGGTGAAGAATGCTTAAAGATGCTGATTTTGAACCAGATAAGTTTAGAGAGGCGATATTAAAGGGTGGCTTTGGTAAAGATCTTAAAAATCGCCAAAGAGACGACCGTTCTCAACGACGTACGGCAGAAGAAGAGCGTGAGAGCAAGGACGATAAGAAAGGCTCTAAACCTATGTTCTTGCGTCCTTCTGACCTAGCGGGTGATTATGATTTTAAACGTGCCTTACAGACAACTTTAGGCTTACCTGAGGGTATGACGCGTGTTTTAACCAAAGATGACCTGATCGCTTTTAAACACAACATCGAAACTATTGCTGAAAACTACAAAGGTGGGATTACGGTCGAGCAGGTTATTGCTTTTAGTCGGCAAGACGATATTGATTTAGCCAATCAGCAAATACATGTAGCCCATCCAGTTAGAAGAAAAGGTGGACTTGTTCACTTCATTACGAATGCAAGCAAAGGAAGTGATGTTGATTATCACCACGTAAATGTTGAATTTCAGGCTTTTGACTCGCTTATATTTAATCCTGAACGAATAAAGACCACCACGGTCCAAAATCGTTTATCAAAAGGCAAAGTGAAATTTGAATGTGATTGCGGAAAATTCAATTTTTGGTTCCGCTACATTAATACGGTCGGGGGTACAGTTTTAGGACGAAAAGAGGGCGGCTTTCCAAAGCTTAAAAACCCTCAATTGACTGGTATTGCTTGCAAGCATTTATTACGAGTTATGCATTTCATCAAATCTGCACATGGCCGCCGTTACTTAGAACAAGCTTTAGAGTCAGACCGTTCAAAGCAAGTGGATGTTCGTTATAAACAAAACAAGAAGGATCTGAGCCGCAATCTTTCAGAACAAATGGTAAGAGCGAATACAGCTCGAAATCATATTGTGCCTAAGGTACAGCAAGAAGTTAAAAAGCTTGAACAGAAGGCTTTACAACGTGCAAAAGTAATTGCTGAAAAAGCCAAGGCCGTGCAGACCACACATCAAGCCATGAGAAAACTTGAAGTACTTCGTAAACAAGGAATATTAAGCGAAGACGAATACCAACTTTTATCTAAAAAATTGCAATGAGTGAACCATGTTAAAACCGATTCGACAAGAAACTAACCGGGTAATGGATGGACGCCGTATGGCGGCCAGATCTGTAGTGATAACAAGTCTTTCTGCGGTCGATTGCCATGTATTTCGTAGAAAAGTAGATCCTGTTAATGATCAACAAACAAGAAATGAAACGGTTTATCCTGGTGCAGAAGTACTAGGAAGCCAAGAAGAGCACGCAACCCATTATGAAGATCAAGGTTATGCAAAAATGTTATTCGATCATTTTGCAGCTGGAAGTATGTGGAGTGATGGTTCTGGCGTAAATATTGGTGAAGCCATCATTTCAGCACAAGTTGAACCATTTAATCTTGATGATTACGGCGTAATTAGGCAGATGCAGCGTAATATTCCAGACTGGACGCCAGAAAAGGGGGATATTTTTGCACTTCTGATTACTGAAGACACAATAAAGTGGCTTGAGTGTATCGGTGCTACAGGGGTATCACTGCCTACAAGTCACGGGGTGAAATATATGTTCAACGTACGTGATTCTCTTGAGTATTTAGATCCATTTAATTCGCAAGTTGAAGATTTACGTGAATAATGATTTTTAAGTAAAAAAAGGGGGTGGAATTTCAATATTTCGCCCCTTTTTGTTGTCTTCAAAATAGGTTTTATCACAAGCCAACAATCAGGCACAGGAACCTATGTTTAACAACGAACAACTACGTGATCATGCTCAAAACACAAGTACGACTTTAGCAACGGTCGGCAAATTCTTGGCTGCAATGCAGTATCAAAATGGTCGTCCTGCTAACTCTGTATCTCAGTACGATAGTATTGTTGCTCAATGCGCTCAAAACAATATCAATGTTAATGCGCTCATTCCAAAATCTTTAACGGGCCTAATTGAACTTTTTAAAGAAAACCCAGCTTCAAAAAATCAGCTCCTTGACTCAGTTGCTAAGGGTATTGAACTTTATCGAAATGCCCATGGCGGTAATATGCCAACGGCTGCAGCTGTAGCAGCTGCGCTTGATGCTGGTCATATCATTTATGACGGTTTAACAACTTCAAATACTGATGGCTTGTTTGATAGTGCAAATGCCCGCACTGTAAACAATGAAACCCGTTCTTTCTATGACAGCGTTTCATCTGGCAGTTCTAGCCATATTGCAGATGTGCCAGCGTTAGCAATGGTTACAATCACAATGATGATTGCAAGCTCGTCGCCGTTAGTTGCTTATTTACCTAACCCGATGGGGACAAATACTTTACCACTTGTGTATGTGCGCCAAATTGCGGGCCGCGATTACGGTCAAACGCGTCAAGGTGAATTCCTCGATGGTATCAAAGCAGCTGCTCAATACTTTGACTCTGTACATAAATTCCGTATGGAAACTGTTGATAATCAGATCTTCACATTAACAACTAAACGTGTGGTTGATGCTGATTTAAATCCAGTTGGTAACGATCGCTTACCGATTATTGTCGGTGCTTCACGTATTTACCTAAACGGCGTTCACATTGGTAATGATGCTGGTGTACGTGGTAAAACTCAGGATATCACTAATTTCTATCCTGTAAATAATGCTGCGGTCGAAATTAATGGTGAATCTTACAAATTAAAATCAGGTACACATACGGCTTCAAATGACACCATTACAGTCGAATTTGATAAAGAGTTACCAGCCGATGCAGAAGTAACTATTCAAGTTGTTGCGGATTATCAGCGTAAAGACGCAAACGGTACTGTGATCTTACAAGCGCCAAATGCCGACATCGATCTAGATTATGCAGAAGTACATGCGTATCCGGTTCGAGCCGTATATCACGCGACAATTGAAGCATTAACGCAAATGCAAAATGAACTAGGCGTAGACATGCGTTCAGCATTTGTTGCGATTGTGATTGCAAAATTAATGCTTGAGCAAAACGTTCGCTTATTGAAAGAAATTGCAGGGCGTGCCAAAGGTTTAGGCTTTAAGCGTAAATGTGATTTAACGCGTGGTAGTGAAATGACCCAAGCGTTTAATAGCACAACCATGATTGGTGCTGAAATCTTCCCAGCGGTTGAAGACTGTAAGCGTCGCATTATTGAGCGTACAGGCCATAAACCTGACGGTTTTGATATCTACAGTACTGGTTCACTTTCTACTCTTATGAAAGTCCTAGCGAATGATACAAACTTTGTACCTTCAAGCCTGACTTTCGGGCTACCGACTGAAATCACTCGTATCGGCTCTAAAGGCCAAGATAACTATTACTACGTGCCTGAAGCTGCGGGCATCGTAGTAGAAGGTGAAGTAACAATTAACAATGAAACATCTCAGTTTGGGGAATTGTTAGTTATTGGTCGTAATGCTGTACCTGCTAAATCTGTATTCGTTGGTCATACCGCCGTACCAGTTATCACTAAAGACGTCACTTCAGAAGACTTTGTACAAGGTGTTTGGTACATGTCGCGTTCTGCAGCCCAAGTGAATGAAATTGCTCGCTATGCAGATCAGGTTGAAGTTCTTCATGTCATGAATCTACCAGCAGCTCTAACCGTTGCAATGTCTTAATTATTGAAATCAAGAAGGCAGTTTTCTGCCTTCTTTTTAATTCCTATATAGATAATCAAGGAAACAAAAATGGCTGAAATTATTGATGCTGAAGTTGCACAAAAACCTACTACTACTCGTGCTAAATCACGAAACAAAACAGCTGAAACCGAAGCCGTTTCGCCTGCAGTTGAAGCAGCCGTAGAAACTGAAGCCGCTGCACCTGCAGCTGAAGCAGCTATAGAAACCGAAACCGCTGCGCCTGCAGCTGAAGCAGCTATAGAAACTGAAGCCGCTGCGCCTGCAGTTGAAGCAGCTATAGAAACCGAAACCGTCGCGCCTGCGGTCGAAGAAGTTGTAAAAACTGAAACCACTGCACCTTTACAAAAGGATGTTCTAGGCCCATTAGATCTAGCTGTTACCAATTTTGGTGCAAATACTCACTGTAATGTTTCTCGTAAAGAGCTTAGCCAAAACAAACGTGTAGTTATTACCTATAAAACGATTGGAGCTAAAACATTAGCTCAGAAGAACTTTGCACAATTAAACGCATTGTCTGGAAAAAACCGTTTCAAAGTGGAAGGGTAATTTATGCATTACTTATATATAGGTCCACAGGGATATCTATTTCTTAAACGAGACAATGAATTAGATGAGATGTTTCTAGGAACACCATTGGTCATTATGATGGACCCCCATAGTCATTTAGGTGACGGGGTAAAGGTCCGGGTTAAGCTTACGGCCACTGATCCCCAAATAACGTTAGAAAATATCAAAATGGAATTGACATTTTTTGACACTGCCACAAATGACGAGATTTATAAGTTTATTGGTACTTTGGATCCTTCTGAATCTGCTACTAATTCAATTATGGCTATTGCAGAAGCTTCTCAAGAGTTTAAAGAATTTAGTGTTTCCGTCCCAAATGCAGATCAGTTGATTCAATATATTCAACTATGTGATGCATTTAATTTATATGGCACTCTCAGTCGTAAATCACTTGAATTGAATTGGGATAGTGACCCGATTGAGTCAAACGTAAATGCTGTTTTCAACATCTTAACCCAATTAGATGACTTGCCGACCCGTTTAGGTTATGCATTCACTGATGATGTTGCTCTATATACCGAGCTTTTACGTGTAGCAGATGATTTAAATATTCGTTTGTTGGTTGAATTGGACCCTACTTTAAACGTTGATCAAGTCGAGCAAGTTGCCCAAGATTTATCACCTTTTGATCATCGAGTTTCATTTATTTGGAATCCAAATTTAGCACGCCCACTTAACGCGCAAGGTTTACAAGGCAAGTTGGTGCCACGTTTAGCAATTGGCACTTTGTTAGGTAGAAATGCACTACGTGATGCACAAACTAACGTGAAGGGGATCCCGCCTTATCATACGCCGATCGCTGGTCATGATTTTCCATTCAAGTTCATTGGCATGACAAAACGTCCAGACATTGTTCTTGATGACAACGCGCGTAAGCGTCTGGCAAACGTACAAGTAAATGTGGTTGAACGCCAAACTTTCCGTACAGGTAAACGCTTCATTTTAGGTGATGTATTGACGGCGAATGGCGACCACACATCTGCTTTAAAGTTGTTGAACTCTTCTGATATTTCGCTGTTTATTGACAACACTTTAAACGCGATTGTCATGCGCCATTTATTAAAAGGCATGTCAACTTACATTGAAGATGCCACTAAAGAATGTACCAAATTTCTTGATTCATGCGTCACAAAAGACCGCCCATTATTAGTTCGTTCAACCGAAATCAATGGTTATTACGAGCTTTCAATTGTGCCTCGTTCTGATCGTCCTTTTGATGCTTCAGACGTAACTTGTAATTACTGTACTAATGGTGCTTCACGTGCCGCTTTCTCTAATTTTGCTGTAGTTAAACCAGGACAATAAAAATGCATTTATTTGATTCTCTAAATCCAGTTTTTTTACCAGTTTTAGATAGTGCTGCAGCTGAAGCAGCTGCAAAAATCGCTGATGATACAACTGACCTTGATATTGCTGAACTAAACCAACAAAACCGTATGTTGCGCTTATCTGCGTTATCTCTTGTATTAGTCTTTACTGATTCAATTGTAAGTAATGATCTTGATGAAGACGAGTTACCGTCTGACCGTTTTGCTGCTTTACTCGCTGGCTTTAGTGGCAGTGAAGACGGGGATGATATTGAAATTGACCCAACGACTCTAGACATCATTACAGCACACGTAAAAGATGCTATGGAATCTCTTGGCGTTTCTGACAGCGGCATGATTAATGCGGCTTTTGGGGATAGTGTTGAAGAGGCTGATCAAGCGCTTCAGTCAATTGCTGAAATCGTAGAGTCTAATGTACCAACCGATGATGAAGAGCTAAGCTCATTTGTTCAAGCCTTTGTTTACGGCGACGTTGATGGTGATATTGATGACTCAGGTATGATTCTAGATTCAGCTGGTATCGGTAAAACCACTGTAAAACAGGGTAAATTCGGCAAAGTGATTTATAAAGCCATCAAAGCGGTACGTAACGGTAAAATTACGGTCGTTAATAAACGTGTAGGCGGTAAAGTGAAGCTTTCGGTAAAACAGAAAGCTGCTTTAACCAAAGCACGCGTAAAAGCCTTTTCAAGTGCTGCTTTGAACCGCCGTTTCCATTCAGTTAAAAAGGGCAAGCGAGCAGGTTTGTATTAATCGTTTACTTGAACCGCCTTGAATTCTTTCTATTTGAAGGTGTAATAAACGAGTGTGATGAAAGTTTAATTATTAATCATAAAATGATTATCTTTCATCACCTTTAATTTTTCTTTAAAATAAATACATAAAAATTAATAGTTTAATGTTAATAATTTAAAATTATCTATTAGAGGCGACGAAGTCTTTTATAAACCTTAAATTGATAGGTAATATGCTTATAAATTATATTTAATATTTGAAGCAATGATAAAAGAATTCCCATATGGTTTAGTTCAATTAGCCGTAAATTTAGCTGCAAAAAAAAATGCTATAAACCTTGGTATTGAGTTGGATCCCGTTGCTCCTGCATATATGCAGTTAAGCAATTATTTAAGTAAAAGAATTAAAGCTGCACCTAGAAAAGTGGCCGTTTCAAAAAAATTTATAATTCCTACAGAATTATTAGAAGGATATGAAAAATTAGTTGAAAAAATTAAAAATGGTGAAGATATAAACATTTACCTAAGCAAAAAAATTGAGGAAACAATGTTTTCTGATCGTTTTCTTGATGATTTTGGTTGTGTGCATTTTCATCTGGGAAGTACGTTAGAAAAAGGATATATAAAGCGTACAGGCCCTATAGCCCTTGCGTTTGTCACAAATGATGAGATATTTTTTATTGAGATAAAGCCTCATGGCCCTTATACATGGACTGATAAAAGTGTGTTGGAAATCCTTAATGAAGAACGGCCACACTTTATTGCAAGAAATAAAGCTACGCTTCTAAAAGATGTATCTCCCGCATATTCTGATGCAGAAACTATAAAAAACCTTCGTACGGCTGGCTATACATTTGTAGTTACTCTCGATGATGGATCCGTCGTAATGCCTTCAAAATTAGGGTCTGTTACTGTTCGATCATCAGATATGAACAAAAGCTCTATGTTAGCTGTAGAACATATGAATCGCATGATGCTCACTACCAGAGAAATTTATTTCATGGTTAATCAGTATATTAAGAACTTCAAGTTAGAAAAGAATTGTACAATTACAAATGTTGAAATTATCAATTTAGAAACAAATAAAAATGATTTACTTAGAATTGATAAATTTGATATTCAGATCCATTACTTGAAAGAATTCGGTCTTTTTGTACATAAAGTTTCTAAAACACGCGAATAATTTATGGAACTTTAAAAATACGGCCAGTTTTAAAAATTTAATAATTAGTTAGTCTTTTAAAGAGCTAACACTATGCCACACATCACTTCAATTTTAGGCAATGAACCGGGTATTCAATACAGCGGAGTTACAGACAAAACAGGATCTACAGGATCCGCACCGATTAACAATATTTTTATTGGGAAGTTTAAACGCGGTCATTTAGATCGACCGATGACTATTACCAAAGCCAACATACGTGGAATGCTTGGTTATGATCCAAAAAACCTAGATTATGTCGCCGTACAAGATGCACTTGATACTAATATACCTAGTATTCAGGTGTTAAGAGTTGCAATACCTAGTTGTAACTGCCAATCAGACTTCTACAAATTAACGAACAGTTATAATCTTTATTATCCAACACAATACGGATCGGTAATTTATACTTTAAGTTTAAATAATCAAATATTTCAGGGAATTACAGCTATTACGTCATCCTATTCCATTTTGGATGGTTTAAATTCAATTATTGCAGAAGCCAACAATTTTTATGAAATAGTATCCTACTCACTGAGTTCAGACGAAAACGGAACAATTTATCTTCAAAACACTACGAATGATTGTTTAAAAATTAATTTAACGGCGAGCCTAGTTCTGCAAAGTAATAGTACGAACAGTTTAAATGATCCAGTTTATAGCACCATAAAATTAATAGACAACTTAGAGCTTTGTGCTTATGAGCCACGTTAAAAAGGAATTTTTATATGCGTATTTCATTCTGCACAACGTGTAAAGGCCGTTTGTGGCAATTGAGACAGACTTTACCTGGTAATTTAAAAATGCTCGATGAGCATTCAGAGATTATTTTGTTAGATTATCAGTCGCCTGATGGTTTAAAAGATTGGATCTTTGAAAATTTTCGAGAGTATCTAGAGAACGGCCAACTTAAATATTTTCAAATGGTCGATGATTACGCTTATACATCGGCTTATGCGAAAAATGTAGCTCATCGACTCGCTACAGGTGACATTCTATTTAATTTGGACGGCGATAATTATATATATGACGGGCTTTTATATGAATTGCGCTTGCTCAAAGATTATCAGCTTTTTTTGCCAAGATTAGGGATTGAAAACGAGGGAATTCTTGGGCGAGTAGGCTATACCCGAGATGCTTTCTACCGTTTACAGGGTTATAACGAAACCTTAGTTGGTCTAAAGGGAGATGATGGGGATCTTAGAGTAAGGGCTCATCAATTTAAATATTTTCCAATACATGCATCGTACCGAGTTGCTGCGATTCAAAACACGCGTGAGCAAAAAGATAAGTACGTAAATAATGGCGAGATCAAAAATTATGATAAGCCAAGTCCACTAGTAAATTACCCTCAAATATGGGGTAAAGCTGATGTGATCGACCGTCATGGAAATATGATCAAGGTGGGCTAAATGAGTGTCTTTATGGGATGGTTTGGAAAGCCTGAAAAGCGAATAGTTATTTCAGCAAAGGGCCTAGAACAAAGGCTCACAGATATTTTGCTTAGTCTTATTGAAAAAGATACTGTGATCATGGTTTTTGGTGCTGAAGCGGGGCTAGTTCGGACCATTCCAAGACAATTCCAACAATTTATTTTTATTTGGGAAAGTGATTTAAGACTAGATGAAGGGCTTAGATTTTCCAACCTTTTCATTGCTTCAGATCCTAAGCATCCGTTTAGCGCATTATCAGACCAATACTATTGCTTCGAAAATATGAAAAACTTTACTGATGAGATCCTTTCTACCATTCCAAAACGTTTTGAGCATGATTTTAACAACAGCTAGTAGCGTGGAATATCCTTAATTTTCAATTTTTGCCATAGCCCAAAATAGTGTTTAAAGATTATTTGGTTAAATGCTATGGCAACTTTTGAACTGGCTTCATTATCAGAAACTCATGAATTAATCACGCTTATCAAAGATACGCTTGAGAAAGCAACACAGCAAAAAATTGCATACATTCTTGTCGATAAAATGCGTAAGGTGGCAGGTGTAGCAACAAAAGACGCCCTGTTTAATTTAGAAGAGGGGCAGTCTCTTACACTTACGTTAAGAACAGACGGCGACGTTATTAAAACTTATCTCAATAAAAAAGAGATCCCATTACGTCGAGTAATGGACTATGACAATCTAGAAGACTTTAAGGCTGGAATTGAAGAGTTAGCCCTCAAAATTAAGGCAGAACAACCCAAGTTTGATCAAGCCCGACAAAAACAACGCGTTCAGGTTCCAAATGACCCCGCAAGCCGCAAAAAATCAATCAAAAAACAGACTGAAAGCGTTTTGATGCTGGTTGATGAAGCCAATAAAACAATTGCTGAAAAACAGCAGCTCTTAGAATCAAAACAAAATGAATATGCAGCTTTGACGAATGCAGGTACACCATGATTTTAAAGTTTCATATCTGCGTAATTTGCCTTGGGATGATTTGGTTTAGCTTCCTTCAATATCGACTCAAGTTTAAAAAAGCTGAAGGACAATCACTCTTGTATCGGTTCTCAGTGATTTGTAATAAGCAGAACCGGGCATTACTCGAAACCGTATTACAGACGAATAGGTTAAATCTTTTTTTTAGAATTCTAGTGAGCTGTACCCCTTTCTTATACGTCCTCTACTCTGAGGCAAGAGTATTAGAAATATTAGGGCTATGGTCCCTCGAAATTTGGATTTTTCTATTCATTCAGGCGCTCATGCTTTTGTGGCGTGTTGTTATTTATCAAACAGCATTTTCCATCGTAGAACGTTATTTATGAGCTATCAATTAACCGTTGAAAACATTATTAAAATCGTCAATCACTGGCTAAGCGCAAGGCCAAATGGCTATATCGGCGTGAACTATGGCCGAAACTGGCAAGAAATTTTACTTAAACCCATGACTGAAGATAGTGCTGATTTGATTTTGCAATGGATGCGTGAAGATATTCCTTTGTTTAGAGGATTGCCTACAAACACATTGAATATCAGAAGTCGCGCTATTGATATTGATAAAAAAGAATATTTTATTGAAATCGGTTCTATTTTGATACCACTCCCTTCACAAGCAGATTTAAGAAATCCGACAGGAGATACTTACGATGCCAACGCTAGCTAGAATTCAGGAATTATCTTTACAAGTACTGCAAGATTATCCGACTTATGCAGCTCGTTATGCGGCTGGGGATCCGACTATTACGGCACCATTGCAAGTCATTCAGCATGTTTTAGCCGAGTTTGGCCGTGATGTTGATATTTCAGAACTTGAACCCTTCAAGAAGACACGTGACGCGACCATTTTGGCTGATGCCAGTAATAAAGGCATTTTGCCTTTATGTACGCCGTGTCAGCACTATATTGAAGTCATAAATAACGGTAACAACAACTTATCGCTTGCAAGCGGTCGTGTGATTCTCGATGGTCAAGGACGCCCATGGCGTTTACTGCAGAGTGTGAATGCTGCGAAAGGTGAAATGGTAGCTGTTCTTGCTGAACAATCTGAATTAAGAGAGGTTACATATAGCCCAACCGTAACAGAACCATTTCATTTTTACCCGCTTGACCTTCAAAGCGATGTAGATTTAGTGCAATTGTCGGTTACTGACCAAGACGGAAATATATATAGCTTTGCTAAACGTTGGATGAATACCAACGCAAATGATAAGGCGATCGTCCTTACAACCAATACGCGCCGTAAAATGACCATGCAATTCGGTGATAGCACGCGTTTTGGCACAACTTTACAAGCGGGCACTGTTTTAACGATTCAGATTATTGAAAGTTTTGGGGATATTGATGCAGCGTTATTACGTGAGGCATCTTTAGAAACGGTTGAGACAGCAACAGAACAACGTGCTGTTATTCGCTTTAAAACTGGTGGGATATTTCGTACCGGTGCTGATTCTCTTAATACCGAGCAACTTCGCTTACTTGCCTCATATCCTGATTTTGATGATGCAGTATTCTTGGGCAATTATAACGCTTCATGTTTAAAAAACTTTCTACCACGTTCTAATTATTTGAATGTTTGGAATGAAGTTGAACAAGAAGCGAATTACGGACCGAGCTATACAAGTATTAATAAAATGTTTGTGGCCGTAGCTGCAAAAACACCTGCAGAACAATCTTTATTACAAGAAGATGTGGCTAACTATATTGGATTAGTGAATAACTTGTATAAGGGCAAGGTTGTCTTTCATGCGGTCGAAGAAAGAGCTTTTAATTTAACAATTCAAGGATTACTTTCACCAGTCCACAATGCTGAAGCTGTTAAAGAACAGATCAAAACCCTACTCTTAAAGTTTTATGGCCGTGAAACAACAGCGACGAGCTACTATATTGCTGATGGCTTTAATTCCCAAGAAATCGGAAAACTTTTAAGTGACAATATCAGCGCATTTCAAGATCGTACGAGCGATTTTAAAATGATGATGGAGGATCTAGAAGATAACCCGATTAAACCGCATCAGTGGACCTATTTAACGGCGGATAGTATTAACTTAGATATTAAACAAACTAAGAATACAGGGGGAAGCAGATGGTCGATAATTTAGATCTACTTTACCCTCTAAAGCAGTCTGATACCTTTGATGAAGATGAAGCTTTTTTAAAAGAGTATTTCATTCGTTTATTTGAACTACTTTTCAAAGATCAACTCAACGATATTTACTATTACGGCATGCCTCATCTGGGTAGTGCCAATGTAGTCGAGCGTTTTACAAAACAAGATGGTTTGGTTGTACTCAGACGGCCACAAGTAAGTGCTCTGATCATGCGGGTTATCTATGCAAATTGGAAATCTTTATCATCAAAACAAGGGCTCGCATTTTTAGAGTTCGTCCTTCAAATGCTATGGCCTAATCAATGGAAAATTATTAGGCTCTATCACAGTATTTCACGGATTAATCGTTATCCTATTCATGTAACAGAGCATGAAACCGAAAACAGTTTCTTAACGTCACGTATTTTTATTCTCATGGATGATGAAGTAGACCGTCAGGAATTAATTGAGTTGACGCCTACGCTTCAAAATTTAGTACCGGCACACATTTACCCGACCGTGGGGATCCGTATCAATCTAGGTGATTCAATTAATATCAATATGGGCGCTGCTATGGTTGGCGCTAAAGTTGGAGCTTTTCAGTATCGATAATTTTCAACGTTTTTGGGTGGAATTGCTTTAAAAGGCCATTTTTGAATGCTTGCAGAATATTCCGAACATTTCATATTTCGGAATATTCAAACTATGCGAGCAAGTAACTTCGAGCAAACACTTCTAGACTACTGTCAGGACTACGAAACGGCCAAAAGCTTAGGTACAGCAATGTTGGCATGTAATGCCATGATTGTCCCTGCTATTGCTCCTGATATTGCGCTATTAATTCCACAAGCGCCTCGACCAGTGACCACTTATACAGAACCAGCAGAGATCGTTTTTGCAGGTGGTCTACAAGCTCACCGCCCTGGTGTGCCGAAAACAAGTCATGAAGGTCAAATGCAGATGATCGAAACTGATACTGGTCAAATTGCTGGTTTTGCTGAACTTCTCATGGCAAACGGCGGTAGTACAGACTGTATCGTTTTTGATGGCCGTAAAGATCGTTTTACACTTGCCTACCAATTAACTGACTGCGCTATTACATTTGAGGGCGGTGAAATTGATGCAGAGGGCAGAAATACAATTATGAAAATTAATGCCCCAATCAAATATATGTATTTTGGTATGAACTCAAGTCTAGGTTCGTCAAGCCCCGCCGTAGGAAAAATGCAGAATGCAACACCAGCTTTTGACAAGTTTCTACGAGATGCAAACGACATTTTAAACTTTGTTCAAGCTGGTAACTCACTTGTTCGAGCGTTAGGGCAGTTATAAATCATGTTATTAAAACAATATGATGGAACTGTCCAAATCAGTGAAGCAGGTGCAATTTATGCGCTTGCTGAGCTGCTTTCAGATCATTACTTAGCGATCGGCTATAGCTTAGTAAAAGAGGACATTATTGAAGTCCTCAAAATGAACTTTTTATATTATGCGGGATGGGCCGTTACAAAGGGCCAGCTGCAGACAACATTTCCGATCGATCAAAACTCAGTAATTTCAGTCGGTGAATGGGGAATTTTAGAGCCCGTTGTGCGTGCTCACATTAATTTCATTCAAGCTCAACGTATGGAAGCAAGTGGGGCCATGGGTGGCGATCGTTTTGGTCTAACTTCAAGTGAAGCAGAACAAGCCTACTCGTTAGCAAAAGAAACAATGAAAAAGGATGCCTTTTTAGAAGAGCCTTTTACCATTGATTACGACTATCACAAGCCTCAGCGCTTTAAATAGAGAGAGTTAAGACCTTGCGTATTGTGCTTTCAGACTCGTCAACAATCCCTTTAAATCGGCTGATATCGGTAGTACTTCGCTCTGATTGTATTCCAGTGCCTTTAACCGTTGAGTTTCAGGCTTCTTTGAATGCGGATCTGGAAGCACAGTTAAAAGAAGATAGCATTATCTACATGACAGATGATTATGTAGAAATGAAAATCATCAAAGCAGTAATCAATAGAACTTCTATTGTTCAAGGTGCTGAACGTCAGGTTATTGGTGCTTTTATTGCTGTCTTGGCTGGCTGCGAAAAACTGATTAAGCCCGCAGCCAAAGCCATATATCTTGAAAGTACTTCTATTGGGGCAGCTTTACGTGCAAGCGGTATCAAAGCTGCTATTTCCGAAGATGTGCCATTGATGAAGTTCTTTGTACCAAATGGAGCCATCCCGACTTATTTGATTGCCCGTGCTTGCGCTGAAGAAGCTGCGGTAATGTTTATTGATTCAGATGGTAAAATTGCAATTCGACGCTTATCAAGTTTAATGCAGAGCGAACCTAAACTTAAACTCGATGCTTCAGCTGTAAGCTGGGTTAATAACCAACATCAAATCACGCACTCAATACCGTCCTATATAACTGTAAATACTGACGGTAAAACGATTGAAGGCGAGATTAAGCCCGGTCAAATTGCTAAATTTCAGCCATCTCTAGATCCACGCCGTTTAAAGAATTTAAGTACTGCGTTGGTGGTAAAAGGCACTATTCAGCGATCTTTGAACCCAACACTTAACGCGGGTGATGTTGTTCTGATCAATAAAGAGAAGTATGTCATTTTAACGGCGGCACATAGATTTGACTCGGGAGCCTTAGGCGACGCGTCTGTATCAGTCTCAAAATTTTGGATTGCTCAGGTTGTTTCATTATGAATAATTACAATGGTTTTTGGCCTGCAAAAATTGTATCAGTCGATCGTAATGGTAGAACTGCAAACGTTCAGATTTCACCTATCACAGATGGTTTAGAAAGTGGCATTAAAGCGACCTTTCAATATGCGATCGGAGAAGATGACTTTGATACTGAAATCAAAATATTAGAAGGTGCTGATGTCTATGTCTTTTTCTTGCAAGGTGATCCCTATAGTCCTGTAATCTGTGGCTATCGTTCACGTGGGGAAGGGGCTGAAGTGGGCCATCGACGGATCCGCCAAGAAAACATAGAGCTGCTTGCCGAAGCTAATATTTCATTGAAAGCTGATAACGAAATTTTGCTTGAAGCTGAAACCATACGTTTTAAGGCCAAAAATATTATTAATGAAGGTGATTCTAAAACAACGGGTAAACATGAAGTTGTAGGAAAATCGAATTTAGCGGGTGGTGCAACGATTAATGGTATTGAATTTGATGTTCATAAACACGGAAATAGTCCTGGTCCAAGTTAGGGTGGAATAACCAAAATGGCTGATTTTTAAATCATTTGACAATACGGCCAATGATTTAAATAGTTGGTTAAAAATGAGTACATTTGGCAATATCTTGTCCGCTGCGTTTGGCGCACGACAAGCCGAAATGCAGACACATATAACAAGTGATCTTAATTCAATTAATAAAGTTTATGAGAATTTTGCGCCGTATTCACTTGGTACTTATTCCTCTAAAGAATTACAAGAGCGTGACCGAAAGCAGATCTATACGACCTATAAGATTATGCAGACGGATCCGACCATTGACGCTGCTCTAAACCTTTTAGTTACAGCGGCACTTGGCGGGCATGAAACTCGCGGTGAAGTTGTATTTATCTCACCTTCGGACCACATACGAAATGATGGGATTAGAGCCAAAAAATTACGTGCGATTGTAGAAAAAGAATCGAAGCACTTACAGTATCTCATTAATTCTTTTGTTTTTGCCTTTTCTCGAAACGGGATTACCTACGGTGATTCTTACGCACGTATTTATGCAGCAAAGGGCTATGGCATACATCACGTGCTATGTGATGAGCATGTAGAGCCACCAAATATTCAAGCATACGAACAAGCGGGGCAAACCGTTGGCTATCATGTTCTAGAAAAAGGCAATATTGATAATCGCATTCTGACGAAATTGACACGTTCGCAAATGATTCGTATGAAAATGCAGCGCATTGCCCCCGTTCCTCAGTTCCGAGTTGATCAGATTTATACTCAGCGGCTTTTAGAAGAAGACGATATCAGCAAAGTGCCAGTGATCCCGAGTCCAGTCGGCGGATCCTTTTTACAAAATGTTGAAACAGCATGGCGTGATGTCGTTCTTAACTTCACAGCACTCAACACACAGCAAATTGTCGATAGTGTCAAAACTGCATTTTTGACTATTGATGTCTCTGGCATGCCACCTGAGAACCGAAAAATTTATAAAGAAGGTCTAACTGACGCAATTTTAAAGCAGCATGAAAAAGCCAAAGATGCATTAATGGGCGGGGATCCGCTTTGGGCAACAAATTGGATCGTGCTTCCACAGTGGGGTGACAAACAAGTCATGAACCCTTTGGGGGATATAGCTCAGCGTAGCACACCTCTAAGTATGGAATTGGTCATGACGCATATGCGTCGTGCGGTCGGAGCACTCGGCTTAGATATTTCGTTGCTCGGCTGGGCTGATATGTTAGCAGGTGGTCTTGGTGACGGTGCAGCGTTCCATACAAGCGCACAAGTAATGCAACGCTCTGCATTAATTCGCCAAGCGTTGACTGAACCGTTAATTGACTTATGTATTCTGCATTTTGCCTATAAGTATGGTGAAATTTATCAGCGCAGTGATTTGCCTTTTAAAATCGAGTTCTATAGTGATATCAGTGCCGCAGCTACAGAAGCTTTAAATAATAAAAATACTCGAGCAAATACATTAATGATGACGGCTCAAAGTATTCAGTCACTTAAAGAGCTGAATTTACCAAGCCAAGCAAACACCGTATTACTTGATGAATATCTAGGCATGGATACAACAAAAGCAGATCTAATTGCTGAATCTATAGAAAAGGCAAAAGCTGAAGAAAGACGTTTGCAACAGCAACAAAATGGATTGACTGACGGTGGTTCAGATCCTAATGAAGATCCTAACGCTGATGAAGGGGAACAAGATGGCGTTTAATTTTAATGAAGTTAGAAGTGTTGCGCAGCCACAACCCCAAGTATCACCAACACCGGTTGATGCAAAGCTAGAAACAATCACAGTTCAAGCATCAGGAAGTAAGAAATTGTGGGCGGGTCATTCGGCAGCTGAAGCCCAACAATTGTATCGAGAACTTTACGATTTAGGGGATATCGTCAGTGCTCATTACTTTGTAGAAATGAATCCTTACAACGACAATGACACAAAGGACCTTAGATTTTTTGATGATCAATTAACTGGTTTTTTAGCAACTGAAACAAACCTATCTGTAATCGAAGCTGATTACGAACAAGTCAAAGCTGGGGCTTTTTATTTCAATACATTAAGTGGTGTGCAAGATCCTGATATTCAGCTCACTCTACTTGAAACAAAAGACGCTCGGATTCTCACTAGCTTTATGCAGTGGCGTGCAATGATGGTTAATAATGATGGTACTCTGAATCCACCAGCAAGTTATGCAATGGAGCTAACAATAGGGCTTTTTTCACGTGAACTAGGACTTGAAGACAAGCCTTTCGACCGTACGTTTTTAGTTGCACCAACTTTGGCATCCCTAGATAACCTTGCTTCAAATAATTTTGAATCTCTTAGAGTGCCTGTAACGCTGAAAGTTTTACGTCCTTTTAGCTTGGAATAACGAAGAAAGGGCAAAATTTACATCAGCGACAATGAGTTAAACACTCATAAGGCGAAACAGATGTCAAAAAATGCCCTTTTTAATGCCCTTTATCAAACAGGTGATGAGCGCAATTTAAAAATGCCTGATGGCACAATGCAAAATGATCATTGCATTGCAAATATCGGGCACCTACAAGGCCAATCTAGACAGATTCCAGCAATTCTTTGCGATAGTGCTGGATCTTCAAACTGGTCTGTATTCAATGTTGTTAATGCTGATCGTACTGATCAAGTTGCCGTAGCTGGTGCTGTGAGTGAAGATCAAGCCCAACGGCTTGTAAAGCGCTATTTATTGCCGTTAATGAATGGGAGTTTACACAGCTCTCAATCATTAACTGATATCGGTATGAAGCGCTTCCTTGATAGCGCACAGATCCCATCAAACACTCAGTATTTATTGAAAGATGATGCCGAGCATTTCAATACCCGAGTCACCAAAGAGCAACCCATTTGGGATGAGTGCTCAATTAAATCTCACGGCGGTAATTTTGCTCAGTTCATGTTTGATATTGTGCAAAATGATGCCTATGCAGAGTTATTTGACTCGGTAACACCGAAACAGATTGCCGAAATCTTGATTGATGAGCAATGTGAAGTGGCTATTCATGACGCCATGGTGATTCAATATCGAGAATTTGACAAAGTAATTGATAAAATTGCGAAGCAGCTGCAAGCCATAAGTGACAAAACCTTTTATGTTGAAGAAGTTACAAAACTAAAGCCATTTAAGCGCCTCGGGGTCGCAAACGTAGCTGCAGTATTTACGATGTCTGACACTCAAACAATTACTGTAATTCTCAATAATCCCGACTCTACACCATCCAAACTTTCACAAGATGATGTTCTCACATCATGGAAATGGATGTTAAACCGCCGTGATGTTACAGCTGCTCTACAACCTCGCGCCGTAGACTCTAAAAAATTCAATTTGATTGCTCAGCGCATGATGAAATTACTTGTAAGTACTCATCCTCGCTATATCCGCGCACAAGCCGAAAAATTACGTATTCAGCAAGAATTTGATAATGCAAACGAAGCTTTATCGACTGCACAAGATACTTTGGCTTCGTTAGATCAACAAATTGCCGACCAACAAAAGTTAATTGATGAGCATGCTCAGCAACAACAAGAAAAGTTTGAAAACACACTGGCCGTAGAAAACGGTCAAGCCGAAGGGGGTTTAGCTGGTGTTTTATCCGATGAAGGTAATGAACCAAATCAGCAAGAAGCTGAACCCGTCGATAATACTGAAGGTGATCCAACAACTGATGAAAGTACCGCTTTAATAGATCCGGTTGTTGTTCCAGAGGATCCAAAGCCTGAGGTTAATCCAGATCAAGAATTCTTAGCAGGTGTTATCGATGGCACTGTAAACCTTGCTGAAGATGAGTCAGGCGCAAAACTTGAAGAAATTGGTGAGCGATTAAGCGAAGACTTAACAGATCTATTTAACCAAGCCGCTGAAGCATACGCTCAGTTTGCTATTGAAAACGCTTCAAAATAAGGGAAAGTAAAATGTTGACGATGTTAGAAAAAATCAAACTTTCCCGTGAAAGTATTCAATTAGTTGCTCAGTTGAAAGAAGACGAATTATCGCCTCTTGAAAAGGTAAAAATATCTCGTCGAGTTAATGAAATTACAGTTTTGCTTGGTGGTGTAATTTCTTCGGAAGAACCTGAACCTGAAGCTGAACCAAATATTATTGATGAAGGTGATGGCCTATCGAGTGTAACAACATCGGAAAATTATCGTTGGAAAGATACCGCCGTGATTGCTGGTGCTCGTAAATTCCTAACCCAAACTTTTGATGAAGCGAAAAAAGAAGGCCGAAATATTGTTATTGGTGATATTGATTGGGATGAACTCAATAAAGACGATCGTCTAGCTCAAGCACTAATCAACAAAAAAAATGTGTTTGGTGTGGTTGATTGGAACCAATTGCGTGATGATGGAATGCCGTCGGAAGTCGCTTATTTAATTAAACGCGTTTATGACGCCGTTGCGAAACAACCCGTTGTTCCAACCAATGCTGAAAGCCGTAAAAACTATGTTTTAGCTATTTCAAATCTACGTGAGCGTCTTGAAAAATGCCGTAAATATGAACAAGTTCAAAAAATAATTGTTGATATTAGCTATGAAATTGAAAATCCTAAAGGCTTAGTCAAATATTACGATAAATCAGCTTTTGCTGAGGTTATGAATTTCGATAAATGGGAAACACGGGTAATTTCAGAGCTTGGGCAAAAATTTTACTCTTGGATTTTTAACACTGGTAACTCTGCTCTACAAGAAGCCAGAACCGGGCGCGTACCTCGTACATATCAGCAATCAAAAGGCTTAGAGTGGGCTTGGCTTGATAAAGAGCCAAAATTAACTGATGAAGAAGGCAAACCAAAAAAACCTAAGGCCCCGAGTTTTCAACTTGAAGCAGCTGCAGACATTGAACGTGTTGGCGGCCCAGCTGTACAGGTAAGATCGTCAAAAGAGCTTGAACAACTCTGTAATTTCCGTGGTATTCAATCAGGCAACTGGGTATTAAAAGATAAGTCGAGTGCTGAGTTTCATATGCAAGCGACCGCTGAGGCTATGATTGATATGTCCGACGTTCTCGGCATTGATGTCAAAAATCTCGGTCTAAACGGCAATTTAGCTTTAGCTTTCGGTGCGCGTGGTAAAAGTGGGGCTTTAGCTCATTATGAACCAAGCGCCAAAGTCATTAACATCACTAAAATGAAAGGGGGAGGCTCCTTAGGTCATGAGTACTTCCATGCACTTGATAACTTAATCAATGATTTATCAACTCAGAAAGTTGGTGCATTGGGCTTTTTTGGTACACGTGACTATGCAAAGATTGAAGATAAAGAGCTTTCTGAAGCATTCAAAAACTTAACGTATGCTTTACGCTTCCATAAAAACCGACTTGTCCATAAAAATAAGTATAAGGATTTATCAAAAGAGCCTGATGAGTTTGATTTATCTAACTATGCTTCATTGGGTAAAGAATTTGCTAAAGATATGGGTTTAGACCCTGAAGCACCATTTGAACAGCCTTTGAGTATTGTTGTTGAAAAATTCAAAGCATGGTTTGATGCGCTTAAAGCAAAGTCGAGAGTATATGTAGATTCTTTTGCCCAACATAAATTAGGCGAATATTTGATTGCTCGCCATTTTATGAAGGGTGATGTTTCTCTTACAGCTGACGGCGGTGTACAAATCGCTATAGAGGGTTTTGATTCTCATAGTGATTTTTACAACAAAGCATTACTTTTAGACCAAGGCAAAATGGGCAAATACTGGTCCCAAGAACTTGAAATGGCAGCGCGTTCTTTCTCTGCTTATTTGCAAGATCGTTTGGCTACTATGGGCCGTAAAAATGACTATTTAGCCTACTCAACACAGGGGGGTAATAATCGTGTTGGTGAAGTTGCGTACCCGCAGGGCGTTGAACGTGAAGCTGTGAATGCTGCTTTTGATCAGCTCTTTAATGTAATTAAAGAGAAAAAAATTCTTGAAACAGCAAGTCAAAATAAAGCATTTATGGATGCATTATTTACGCATGCTTTCCATGATCCTGATTTTGAAATGGTCATAGGTTCTAATGAAAACTTTCAATTACTTGATGACATTGGTAGATCAGGCTCTAATAATTTCACTGACGATGATCAGCTTGGCGTTAATGACATTCTTGCCCAATCCGCTGCTACTAGCATATTAAATCAGGGACAAGAGCCAAATGAGCAACAATTACAGAGTGGTGATTACACTACTGCTAAGTTCAAAATTAATGAATTACATGTTCATATAGAGAATCCTGCGGGTAGTGTCCGATCGGGAATAAGTAGCGACGGCGAAACATGGGAAACCAAAATGTTAGCCCATTATGGATTCTTTGCTGACACATTGGGCAATGATGGTGATGAAGTAGATGTGTTCGTTGTTCCTGGTACTCAATCGGATTATGCGGGACCTATTTTTGTTGTTCACCAGAATGATGAACATGGTGACTTTGATGAACATAAGGTCATTATCGGCGCGAATAGCAAAGCTGAGGCTACTTTACTGTACCAAAATCACTATGATGAAAATTGGTCGGGTATGGGTCATATTGAACAGTATAGCTTTGACGAGTTTGTTCAATGGCTTAACCGGGTTACCGAAGATAATAAGCAGTTAAAGGGTATCTATGACAGTTGGTCGCAAGACGGTCATTATGAACATGTCATGGTGAGTAAAGTGAACACGGCCAAAGCCCCAAAATTGCAAGAAAGTAGAATTTCTCTAGAAGATCCTATAGTTGTTCTTGAGAATGGAAGTAAGTACTTCTTAGTTCATGGTATTGAACGTTTAACACTTGCCAAAGAGCGCAAAGAAAGAATGGTACCAGCCATTATTTTTAAAAGTTCAGAAGTTAGTTGGAGTATGGTCAATGCTGCTATTAAGTTGGCAGGTCATCCCGTTGATCCTGTAGCTTTAGGCGCTCTAATCACCAAACTCAGTGAAGATGAAGCTATGCAGCAGCTTTAAACGAATGAAGCCCTCAATTTGAGGGCTTTTTTAATACTTGTTTATGCTCACTTAGATTTTTTATATATCCAAAAACCATAGGACGCTAATGCGATAACTAAAGATATTATAATTTGACCATTATTTGTTCCGTAGAAAGGCATTTCTAGTGTTTTTTCAAAAGTTTGTAATGCTTTTTCATTCAGTATCGGTCGATACCAAAAAATTGAAGTAGGAATGGCAACGGTAAACAGAACAGTAAAAATACTGTTAAACCCTATTGAAAGTAAACCGATCAACACTATAAAAACGCTAAATTTTAGGCCAACGAGTAAAGCAACGGGATTGCTCAAAATAAAAGAATCTTGAAAAAATTGAGCAATTGAATATATTACCGCGATAGCTAATAGACCAAAAATAATAAGGCCCAAAGGTATACCGTTTTTTCCCATATGTTTATCCAAAATTAAAATAAGCTGATGTTTTTTGAACAATATAGATATAAGTAGAATATATTGCACTGACAAAATATGACATTTAACTATATGTTTTTTAGTTGTTTATTAGCGGTAGACCTTCCAAACTGAAATAATTTTGTGTTTTGTATTGTTGATTCATTGACCAATTTCTATCTGGCAAAACACAGCTACCAATTCCAATTTTTTTCTTGCCAAAACGGTCGGTAATTTTATCAAAAGCTTTCATTATGTTTTCTTGTTGTTCTATAAAATCAAGATCTACAAGCAAATCATGAATATAGCCAGTCTTTGGCTCTAACGCCGTGAGTAATACACCGCATTTTTTGAATGCAATATCATCTTTGAAAAGTTTTGGTAGCGTATGCATTGCAGCTTTTACCAAAATAATCGCGCTATCCGTGGGGACTGGTAAACCGACAGCAGCCGTGCTTCTGAAAAATTTTACATTTTCATCGAACGGGTTTGAATGTGCAAAAGTTGTTATTGCTCCACAAAGCAAACCTTGTTTTCTGAGTCTACGCACTGCTATTTGAGTGTAGAGCGAAATTGCTTCGCCCAGATCATCTATATTCATCACTGGTCGACCGAAAGCCCTAGAACAAATGATTTGCTTCTGATCTGGTTTAGTGTGTTCTAGCTCAATGCATGCCGTTCCTTGTAACTCCAAAACAGTACGTTTTACTACGACTGAGAACAATTGTTGTATATGTTGCGGGTTTGCATTTACAGCTAAGTCATAAACTGTATTAAAACCAAGTGTACGCAACTTCTTGGCATGCTGTGAGCCGATACCCCAAACCTCTTCGATAGGTATACTTTGATATATAGCCTCAAGATTAGTTAAATCTATATCTAGTAAATTGCATATGCCTTTGTAATGCTTATTTTTTTTAGCGATAAAGTTGGCAAGCTTTGCCTCTGTTTTGGAGCGTCCAATTCCGATGCAGATGGGCAAACCAAGATATTGATAGACTCGGTTTTTCATTATTCTTGTGTAGTCTGTTAGATCATATAAATTTTGGAAGGTTGTTAAATCAAGAAAACATTCATCGATTGAATAAATTTCTGTTTCTTTGTCGCCTACAAATTCGGCTAACACATTCATAAAACGGCGAGACATTTCAGCGTAAACAGGAAAATTACTCGAATGAACAATTACATTATGTTCTTTGATAATGTCTTTTAATTTGAAGAGTGGAACCCCCATTTTTATGCCAATTTTTTTGGCCTCATCTGAACGACTTATTGCACATCCGTCATTATTACTTAATATAATCAAAGGTTTACCCATTAACTTAGGGTTAAAAACTCTCTCACAACTGCAGTATGCGTTGTTGATATCAGCGAGAGCGTAGACCTTTTTTTCCATGATAAAACTTGATTACGTAACATATTCAAGTGAATCGTAAGGAGTGTCTTTGAAGATTTCAAATTAAGCCGACAAGCGGCAATAAAAAAGGCCCTCAACATGAGGGCCTTAATTGCATTTTCTTTACTGTTCAAAAAAAGAATCAGGAATAGTAGCTTCAGGAATTGAACCCAGCTCTATCAAAGCAATAGAATTTTCTTGTACTTTCTTTTTTAAGTCGTCAGTTTCAGAAGCCCAATTTTCATCAAAAACAAGAATAGTTCCCTTGTTGTATTCGTTATCTATATCTACTTTTTTATATAAATGCGGTAGATAGTCAGCCGCAACATCTAAAGAGACATAGCAAATCGAAGTAGTCGGTAAACGATGTTCAAATACATTAATATCTCTAAAGAATTTATAATTTACATATAGATATTCAATTTTTAAATTCTTTAATAACACTTCAAAAATTTGAACAATTTGATCAGCAGTTAGAACCTTTTGAAATGTCATTACTAGGGTAAAGCTTCTAAAGCTTAAACTAGCAGAGTCAATATTTTCCTCTAGGCCATTCCATAATGAAAAGCTTTCAAATTGGTCTGCACTCTTTTTATTAAATAGATATTTGAATCCTTGTTCTGAAGGGATTTTATATTCTAAAGGTGCTTCAGGAGCAGTTTCATCATAATTATTGACATACCAATTCGCAAAAATTGGATCAATAACAGAAATTTCATTTACTATATTTTCTAGTGTTTTTAATTGCGCTTCAATGTCAGCTGAAGACTTTCCTAACTCTTTTGGTAGGCGTGTACTAAGGACAAACTCTCTCATTTTAATATCCAAATTTATAAAGGCATAAAAATTGTGTGAATCATATTTGCGATACGTTCATCAAAAAAGTCTTTCGTTTCTTTTTCATAAAAATACCAGTTTAACTTAGCAGTCTTTAACGTTAGGACAACCGCTCTTTGGCTTGCAGCTTCTTTAATCATAAGGTCAAAAACATTATTTCTAATGAATACTTTCATTTTAGGATCTAGAAATTGTGCATAACGTCCTTTCGCTTCGACCAGAATACATTCCATCGGCCATAACCCATCAAAAGAAACACCACCAACCACCCATTCTTGTACCTTTGTCGTTTCCTTCTTATTTCCGGGTTTTAAAAAGGGCTCAGATGTTCTAAAGGTTAAAGGATAGCTAGATAAGTTAGCGATTTTGAACTGATATTGTGTATTAATTTCATTACCCATCGAACGTTCAATTTCGTGCTTATTGCCTAATTGATAGGGTTCACATTTATTACAACGCTGTTGTTTTGTTATATCTTTACTAACTTCTTTAGCCAGAACAATGGTCGCCATCCCTTTAGCTGCTTCAGTCGCAATAACTCTACCACCTTGAGCCGCGACAACTTCCCCCGCAGCGGGTGCAGCAGTTCTCGCACCAGCCATAGCAACACCACGCAAAATTAACGGCCACATGCTTAATTCCCCTTCAGCTCGTAATATTCAAAAGTCGATATAAGATCTTTACCGCGAATATTGGAGCTATAAATAAATTCTTGAATACCAGGATCATCAAGCACACCTTTTCGCATGATAGTGTTCCATATGATCAGCTGACAAATGACTTCATTGTCAGTCAATAAAAGAGAGACTAATAAATCAAAAGTTTTGTATATCTCAGGCTTTAGTTGATCGTAATTAACTGAATAGGCTCTGAAAGAATCCTTTTTCTCAACCAAGTATCGATAGATTTTTTCACAGAGTTCTTCTCTATCTTTTACTTTTTCAAGGCTATCAATTTGATTTTTCTCTAACTTAATCATTGTATTTCAACTCATAGCTTAAATCGTTGAGCATAAAAGAAATGGACTCAAAGCCTTCAAGCAATTGCTTTTTTTGTTCACTGGTAAAGATGAGGGAGAGGCGATTTAACACACGTGGATCGTAATAACGAAGAATACCTATTCCGCCGTCATCGAGTTCAATATAGAGCTTTTCTAGAAGCTTATTTTTCAATTGTTTAATGTCTAATTTACTTTTAATCAAAATCATTGAATCCTTGGATTTCATGAGCTTAATTTGGCTTTCAACTTGCTTTAGGTTTAACTGACTTAAATCGAACAATATGGGGCCATATTGGTAGGCTTCTTCTTCATATGTACCTTGAAATAGGTAGAAGCAATCGCCGTACAGGTCTTCTAAATTTGATATATGGCCGTGGTCGATCTGTGCGCCATCTACAAGCAAAAATAATTGTCCATCTTTATGATGATTAGCAATAAAACTTTCTAAATTTTGATTCTTAAAACTCATCTTCTTACAATCCCTGCACCTTCTTTGGCCGCTTTCACAAGGCATTCAATACAAATAGGTTGGGGAAGTGCAATCTGAGGCATTTGTACTTGAGCACCGGGCTTAAAAAGATGCTGACCTGCTTTAACCTCGAATTTAGACGGCGTAATAACAGTAATACCGCTTTTATTGATAATGATCTGTGAACCACCAGCCATGATTTAGATTTACCTATTATTTTATTAAAAAGATTTAAAATTAAACTATAATCTGCATAATAATAGTATTTAAACGTGATTAATTCCACTTTCTTTATGACATTTATTGTTGCAATTCAATTAAACGATAGCATTATCATAGCTTCAGATAATAAGAAAATTACAATATCAGAAGATGGATCTTTAAATATATCTAATGAAAATCTTTCAAAAATGTTCCCGTGGAAAAAGGGGATAATTACGGGCACAGGTGAATATTATGTTATCAGTCGTAGTGTGAAAATATTTAATAATTATAAAGATCTACCACCTGAATATTTATCAGATTGCTTGGATGTTTCCAGAAGATTAAGAGAATTTGAAATAGGTAAGGGATATTATCAAGTAGCAAATACTAAACTTATGTATTCATCCTATACAGAAAAAGGCGCACAGCTTTATCGGGTTGAAGCTTTTGATCCTAATGAGCCGTATCAAGTCACGGCAGCGGAGCCAATGGATATAACTATTTGGTTATTTAATCCTTCTGTTGAAACGATTGCTGTCAATTTGCATGATTTATACGAGGATTTAAAAGATAGGGCTTTTTTTAATAATAATAATGAATGGATTAATTACTATATTAAGCGCTTAGCTCCGATTTTTAAAAAACAAAGTCAACAAGATTGGCTAATGAGTCAAAGCTTTGATGTGTTTTTTCAGACTAAAGATCAATCCATATACGACCAAATACAGAACACTTAGATTGTTAAGTATTTATTTATTGTCAATTTTTTTTTACAATTAAAAATTATGAATTATTGACAGTTGTTAAACCGATCATTATTCTTCACATTCTGGCCACATTGCCAGGCAGTCTTGACGGACTGTTTAACTCTCGCATCAGAGCTTATCCTTTTCTGAGGATTTGTCTTAGATGTACCACTCGTCCCCTCTCGTAGCGGTAGGACGGGAGAGGGACACCTTCGGGTGTGCTGGTAGAGAGTTACTGGTCCGTCAACCTTCTTCCGTTCTGCCACCAGTTTCATAATGTCATGGCAGAAATCCAAATTTAAGTATTGGAGTACTACCGCCGTGACCATTAAATACAACACAACTTAAATATTATCTATTTGTTTGGCATCTTATTTGTTGTCAAACTTTTTGTCGTTTCATTTCTAAAAATCCAATATTAATTTTGGGTTGTGCTTAATCACAACCTAATGAGTTTCTGCATGCTTTATTTACTGAATAAATTCGTTAAGGACGTTAATTATGTCTAATAAAATAAGTAATAATAAAATATTAAATTTATTTCAAACATCTTGCATGCTTTTCACTCAATACGGCTTTCATAATGTAGGTGTAAATACAATTGTAAATGAAGGCAGTATTTCTAAAATGACCCTTTATAAATACTTCCCCTCAAAGGAGAAATTAATAAATGCATGTGTAAAATATCAAAAGGAAAAACTAACCGAACAAATCATTCATATCAAAGATTTAACTCATGATATTTCGGAAGTTGATAAATTAAAAAAGATATTTTTTACACATACTGACTTGAAAGGTGATTATTTCTTACTTTTCAAAGGAATTTATGAAATTAAAAACGATTTTCCAGAAGCTTATAAATTTATCTTAATTTATAGAAATTGGTTAATTAATCAAATTTTTGAACTGATTAGCACGATCAAGGAAAGTGCCACCAAACATGATGCACTTTTGTTGTTATATATAATGGATGGAACGTTAACCCAACTTCTAAGTACTGATAACATTGATGAAAGAGACAGTATGTTTCGATATTTTTTAATGGCTGCATTTGAGCTAAGTAATTAAAAAAGCCCTCAAGGGAGGGCAATTACTGCAAAAATCAACCAAAGTTAATTTGTTTATAATGCCAGTTCTTTAGAATTATTCTTAACGTCATCCACCAAGCGTATATGCATCCAACTGAACTTGTAGCTTCAGCATCATCCAATAAACCATGAGCAACATTATTTCTTAAGTTAAACCCATGTACTTTACAAAAAATAAATTCAATCTCAAACGAAAGATTTTTACCAAAAATATCTACAATTTTGGGGTCTTTCATTAATGTACTTAATCCATTTTCATTTGTTGCACCATCCTCACCACGTGTTAGGGTTATTGAACCCATTTTATTTAACTCATTTCTGACTATATTTTCAATTTGTGGGCAAAGTAAGTGTATTGAAGCAGCAAATTCGTATTCAAACCCATACCAAAGTGCATCAACCATTAACATGATTCGGTCACGTGGAATAATCGGTGATGCTTCGCAAATAGCCCTTAATAGATCTTTGCTAATTCTATATTCATGAGTTATTTGCTCTAAAGCAGGCATAATCA